GTGAGGACATCCTCGGCGTTCCGGCGTCCGCCCCGAAGGGCGTTCTTGCTGCGTTGCTCCCGTGGAACAGCGCGCCAGCTGTCGGCAACAACTTCGATTCGACGGCGACACAGCAAGTCGACTTGTTCTTCACGCAGACTGTCGCAACCGGCAGCGTGACACTTCATCAGTTCGAACTGATCGCCAAGAACTAAATGCGCTCTGCTCCGGTTTCTGCCCGTGGTCCGCGACGGTATTTCAGGTCGCTGACAGGCGTCGACACGACGCCTGTCATCTCGTTCGTTACTCCTAACGCGTCTCGGATATCGGGCGGGATCACGGTCACGATCACAGGCAAGAACTTTCGAGCGGAGACGAACGGCGGTCTTCCGACTGTTCTATTCGGTGAAACGCCCGCAACAGGTGTCGTCGTCGTCGTTAATTCGACGACGATTACTTGTGTCGTGCCTGAAGTCACAGTCGACGAGGTAGGCGTAACTGACATCACAGTCATTTGCGGATCTCAGTCGGGTATCGCTGAAAAGATCTTCACGTATTACAGCGCGACGATCAAAGAAGTCGTTCCGTCTCATGGGCCGTTTGGCGGAGGTACTGACGTCATCATTTCCGGGTTCAATTTCGTTCCCGGTTGCACGATCACCTTTGGCGGTGTAGCTGCGACGAACGTTCAATTTATTGATCGTCAGCACTACTCATGTACCGCGCCGCCCCACGCACTCGGGTGGGTTGACGTGGTGATGACAGAGCCCGTTTACGACCTTGGAGAAGAGATCATGGACATCGATCTGGGCGGATCTTGGTACAACGCAGTGCCGATCACGACAGACCCGCAGACGGTTGACGCATACGAGTTCAGAGATCGTCGCGTCCCGTGGGCGTCTCTGCCGGATGCTGCTGTCGTCACTGCTCGCCTTTACGGCAAGGTCCCGTCAGGTGCGTCGATGACGTTGCGTCTGTATGACGTTGACAATCTCGCTGTCGCGTTTACGGACCCGACTCCGTTCACCGGTACGTCTTTCGACCTTCACACGTTCGTCTTGACGTCACCGCTGCTCGACCGTAATTATCGACTTCAAGCGGTAGTCACTGGCGCAGCTGCCAAAGACGTGTCGTTTCTCGGCATTGTAAGGACGGTGCTCCCATGAGCGATCCAACAGCAGGAGACGCGCTCGTTAATCGAGTCGTTTACGGCGATATCTTCACCGGACCGCGCGATCTTTACGGCTCAGGATCTCCTGACGGCGTTGTCACTGCGCCGCGTGGCTCGACGTATCGCAACATCTCGGACGGTACGTTTTGGGTCAACACGAACGCAGGATCGACCTGGGTTTCACAGGGCGGCGGTGGCGTGTCGACAGGTACGGGACATCCTCAGGGCGTGCTCTCCGCGCCTGTAGGGACGTTGTACCGCGACACGAATACCGGCTATCTGTTCAGAAAATACGGTGGCGGCTCGACAGCTTACGGCTGGTATTACGAGCGCGGCATCGGCATGGGGACTGGATACGGCCCGCAGTATTACGGCGTGACTGCAGGCATCGACAGCGACACCGGCTCGCTCTTCGCGAACACCGGGCAGTTTACGCGCTTCGGTGTCATGTCGAGTTCAGGGCTTGGCTGGAACACGCAAGGCAGCCCCGGCACGATCAGTCGTATCAACGTCTCAAACGCTGATGGCTGGTTCATCGAATTTAAGTCAGCGAACACGACAGGTACCGTCTCCGGCATTCGTGGCAGTCAGGGTATCGTCGGTTGGGTTGATAACGACTTCGATATCGTGTTCAAGATTCGACCTGTTACCGACGTCACGACAGCCCGGTACTGGGCCGGTATCTTCTCGACCGCGCCAACCGCTTCTGACGCGAACGGCGGCAACGCTATCGGCATCCGCTATTCGACTGAAGTTCCAGACGCCGGTTGGGTGGGATACGTGCGCAACTCGACGGGCCCGGTGACGTCTGCAACGACGTCGCTCGGGACCGTGACGGCGAATACGATCTATCGCCTGCGTATTCGTTTCATTCGCACAGGTACGCCGACGGCTTACTTCTCTGTCAACGACGGTACTGAACAGTCGTTGACGTCTGGTATCCCGTCAACAGGCGGCACTCAGGCGCCTTACTTCACTGTCGAGCCGCGCGGAAACGTCGCGCGTCCTGTTCAGTGGCAGTCGATGGACTTCTTGCTGGGCGCCCAGGTGTAATGAGCGACATCACGCTTAGGAACGGGTTTCAATACACTCTCCTTGTCAGAGGAGAGGATATCCGGCGTATGCCGGGTATCGTCATTCGTGACGTATTGAACAACGTTCCGAATACATGCACGTTTCGAGTAGACGGCAAGAGCAACTTGCCTGTCGGCGGTGAGAAGATCAACATCATCGACGCGCAGGATGGCGACCGTCTGCTGTTCGCCGGTCTGATTCTCAGCGTCGATCAGATCTATGAAGAGATCACGTCTCAACTGGCGTGGGACGTCACGTGCATTGACTTTACTTGGCTGCTGAATCGTCGCCGTCCATACGGCACGTATAACGGCGTGTCTGCGAGCGAGATTGTCAAAGATCTCGTTGCGCGCTTCGCTCAGGGCTTTACGACAGCGTATGTTCAGTCAGACCTGGCGCCCATCTCGATACTCTTCGACGGTACGCAAGACTTCAACACGTGCTTGAATCGCGTTGCTGAGGCGATTGGCGGCGGTCATTGGTACGTCGATTACGACCAGGACGTCCACTTCTTTCATCAGACACCGCCTGCGATTCAGCTGCCTGACTTCCCTGAATCTGTCGTCACGCCTGGTCCTATCGGCTCGGGAGGCGCGGGCCCTCTAGGCGGCGCTCTGACGTTCTCGCTTGGCCCGTATCAATCAAACGTCATTTGGTCAGCCGGTCCTGATACGTATGCGTTCTTTCAAGTCACATACGTTTACGACAACGGCGCAGAGTCGGCATATGGACCTGCGACTGCGCCTGTTCTGATCGATCAGACCAAGATCTGGAACTTTAGCAACATCCCGATCGGTCTACCGGCCGGCTCGCTGAATGTCACGATGCGTCGTATCTACATAACGATTGCATCAAACAATTGGAGACCGCCATACAACAAGTTCCTGTTCAGCGAAGTTCGCGATAACGTCACGACGACACTTCAGACTGCCGGCTTTGTCAGCGGTACGATACGTCCTAACCCGGTTCCAAAGGCGCCGCTGACGCCGTATGTCGCGCCGCCTGTCGGCCCGACGCTGCCTGTCACTGCGACGACAACGAGCACGCTGTCAGGCTGGCCGTATTTCAATGGCGGTTTCACGTCGCACACGTGGACGCCCGGATACTACTCTTACGCGATCTCGTATATCTACGCGGATATGACGGAATCGCTGCCTGGTGTATTCAGCGCACCGTTCTACTCAGACGGTCAGCACGAAGTCAGGCTTAACAACCTGCCAATCGGCCCAGATTTGAACGGCGTACCTGTCATCGCGCGTCGTGTCTACACGAAGTTTCTCGGACAGTCGAGCAACGTTGACGCGATTCAGTATCTCGTCGACACCGCGCAGCCAATCGGCTGGGACCTGATTCCTGACAATACGTCGCTCGCGTATGACACTGATTTCGGTCTTGGCGGCAAGCCGCCGACGACGGCGCCTGTCATCACTCCGAAAGGCCCGAGCGGCGGCGTTCAATGGCCTAACACTGACGGCCCGAATCTTGAAGACACGTTGCCGACGCCGGTTCGCATCGACGCTGACAACACGTATCTCCTGAGAGATCCTCCGTTCAGATCGTCTAGCGATCTCTCGCAGGTGCGTAATCGAATCTATGTCAGAGGCGTTGGAACGCAGCTGACTGAAGACGCGCCAGCTGGCGCAACTCAGCTGACGGTAGCTGAACTTGCGTTCTTCTCGACAGGCGGCGGTAAAGTTTACATCGACGGGCAAGTCATGACCTACGCTGGCGTGAGCGCGCCTGAGGGTCCTGGCGTGCTCATCATGGTTGATGGCATCGCTCGTGATCTCGTCGCTGGAAACGTCGTCAATCTGTTCTGTCAAGTCGATAGCGAATCGTCTCAAGAAATCATGGGACGTCTTATTCTCGACAAAGACGGCAACCAGACAGACGGTATCCACGAGTTCACCATCGTTGACACGTCGCTTCAATCGCCGCTTGAGTGCTACATGCGCGGCGCTGCTGAGCTTGAACTATTCGCGTTTCCGGTGACGTCGATCTCGTATTCGACCAGGGACCCGAACACACGATCTGGGCGTATCGTTGAAGTCGACTTAACAGACCCGCCATGCGTTGGCGACTTTCTGATTCAGGATGTCACCATCGATCAGATTCACGACGAGTCTGACGATGTGTCGCCGCGCTATAACGTGCGCGCGTCGTCTATCAAGTTCGACCTGAACGACTTGTTGCTGAAGATCATCGACCAGAATCCGAGTGCCGGCATGGGCGGCTCAAGCGCCCGCGGGCTGCTCGGGACCGCTGGCGCGAGCGCGTCAGCACTCGACCCGTTGACGAAACGTGTCGGCTGGTACAACCACACGCCAGTTACAGGCGGGCTTGTGCAATACACGCAAGCAGGTCTGACTGGCTGCGACAAGGACCCTGGCGGCGCTGCGCCAATCTACGACTCGACTGGCGATATCCCGAATATCGGTAAGCCTGTGACGACGCCTGATCATCAATGGGTGACGATGAAGACAGGCGCAGCTGTCGACAACACGAGCGGTATTCTCGGTCAAGATTGGGTCTTCGTTGAAGACAACTTCGAAGCGTCATGGAACGTCCGTACCGGTAACGTCGTCAACGACTTGATTCTGTGGTGCGGATTCCAGACGACAGGACTCAGCCTGCCGACGACGAAGAGCGGCACGAACGTGAAATTCTTGACGTTCAGATTCGCGCCACGTGATGGCGACGGCGGTTGGGTCGGCGTGCTTCAAGAAATCGGCGTGGGTCATACGCAGTATGTGACACGCGCTCTGTCTCAAGTCATGCCAAACACTGAATACCTGATGAGAATCAGGACAGGCGGCGGCCCGACTTGGGACAACCTGACTGTCGCATTCCAAGTCGACAATCACGGCTGGGAGACTGTCAGCATGATTCAGACAGCGACGAGCGCAACGCCGTCATGGAACATGCCATCTCCGAATGACATCAACCAAGTCGGGCTTGTGATGATGGTCGGCGTCGTGAACAAGGGTGCGACTCAGAAACGTTTCAGCTGGAGGCGCTTCAGCCTCAGCCGGAGTTAACTGATGGAACCTAGCTGGCTGACAATCGCGAAGAAATACACCGGCACCGCTGAAGTGCCGGGGCCAGGCAGCAATCCAAAGATTCTCGCCATGGCCGCTCGTTTCGGCGGCTGGGTGAAGTCGTTCTTCAAAGACGACGATATCCCGTGGTGTGCGCTCTTCGTCGGCAGCTGCTTGATTGAAGACGGGTTGAAGAGTACCGGCAGCATGTCTGCTCGTTCTTACGAGACGTGGGGCCAGCCGCTCGACGTGCCATCACTCGGCGCCGTGCTCGTCTTCTCGCGCAAGGGCGGCGGACACGTGGGTTTCTACCTCGGTCAGAAGATCGACGGGACGCTTCGTGTGTTCGGCGGCAATCAAGACAACTCAGTCAAGGCGTCGTGGATTTCGAAAGACAGACTGACGGCGATTCGTTGGCCGTCGGAGAAGATGCTCCCCACTTCTGGCCCTGTCATCCTCGCTGGTGACGGACAGCCGGTCTCAACCAACGAGGCGTAAATGCGAAGCTATACGAAGCTCTTCATCATTCTCTGTGCTGTGGGCTTTGGCCCCGTGCTCTACGCGCAAGCTGTCAATCCTGACGCGACTCCCACAGCTGTCGCGCTCGGTCAGCAGAGCATGGCATCAGGGCTGCTGTCGTTCTTCATGCCTCGCTTTCTCGAATGGCTGAAGAAGCTGGAGAAGTTCCCTTGGATTAAAGACGGCGCCGCGAAAGCCAATCGCTGGTTCGCTGTCAGCGTCTCTGTCCTTCAGGGCTCAGGCTTGACGTGGGCGTATCACTCAGCTGACGCAGCGCACCCGGACGGCTGGTCGTTCGCATTCGGCTCCAAGCACTCGTCTTTTGAAGAGTGGATTGTTGCGTGCCTCGTCTCGTTCGCCGCTCAGCAGTATTTCTATGAACAGCTTCCCTCTGTCCAGGCAGACTCCATGGCGAGGGCGCTGAAAAAGGTGTTGAAGGAGTCTTAGGAGGTTTCCCCAGTGAAGTTTCTCACACGTCTCGGACAGATTCTCTTGCAAGCATCAACAGGCCTTCAGATCGGCGCGCCTATCGTCAAGCAGTTCACACCTGACAACGTGGACCGCGCTATCGACAAGGCCGTTGACACGACGACGAAGCTGTCCGGCATCGCAACGCAAGTCGAAGTCATGGGCCAGGTCCTGAATCTCTCGGGCGTCGACAAGCTGAAGGCGGCCGTACCGCTCGCAGCGCAAGTCTTCCTGGCGTCTGACGCGCTCAAGGGCCACAAGGTCAAGGACCCGGCGTTGTTCATGGCAGGCGTCGAGAAGTGCATGAGCGGCTATGCCGACGTCATGAACTCGCTTGACGACGACAGCCTGAAGTCATGAACCACGACGAGATCGCGCCATGCTTCATTGACGACAGCGAGCGCACGCCGGAGGATATCGTGAGTGCTCGACTCGCAATGCTGGCCGCAATGATTCTCGCTTCGCCGTTCCTGGCCGTCTTCGCGCTGCAACTGAGCGTGAGACGTCTACTTCAGCGAGAAACGAAAAGGGCCGGCCGTTAGGCCGGCCCCTGGGCAGTGGCGGACGTTGTTTGCTGGGAGCAGCGTTCGCCGCTGTCCGTCTATCTGGCAGGACGAGCTAGTCTGAGTCGCTGCCGTTCGCTGCGCCGCGTTCTGTGTCGCGTCTCGTCAGTAGCGTCGACTCTGACGCGCTCTTCTTGTAGCGTCTCACCGACCGTCTGAGCAGCTGTCTGAATCTTGACCTTCGTCGCGTCAGCTGTCGCGTAAATGACACGCGGCGCCGGTACGCGGTAGACGGGTTGACGCTTGTCGTCGAGCTTGACGAGCAACGGCGCCTGTAGCGTCTTGCGCATCAAGGACGGCAGCGACTCGCCTTTTTGAGGCAGATACACGTCTGACGTCTCAAGACCGCTGAGCAGTCTTCTGAACCAACGGAACACGGTACCTCCTGACTCGCGCTCAGTCGCGCGGATCAAGCGGCCACATGTCGCGGTAGTAGCTGGGGACGTCGACAGGGGGCGGGTTTTCAGACAGCGTAACAGGGACAGCGATTTGTTCGCCGTCGTCTGTCGTCTCACGAAAGAACAGCTGTCCGTCCTTGGTTTCAATCTTGCAAATCGGATCGATCAGGTCCCACTGAGCGCGCGTGATGCAATACATTACGCAGCTTCTTTCTTCGCCGCTTGACGCGGCAGTTCGCGCTCGTCACGTGGCAACAACGAGCGCATCATCCGCTCCATCGACGCAGCATGAAATTTCGCGTGCCACATGTCGAGTTCGTCAGCAGTCATCGTCTTTGCGTCGTTAGCCATGCTGACGTCTAGTGCAAGTTTCATGCTCAGCATGGAAACCTCAGAATCCTTAGCAAATCCTCACGGGCGTCACCTGTCGACGCTCGCTTTTCGCAGGTCGAGTGACGACCTTGTAATCAGAGCGCCGAATAGTCGCGACCGTCAGGCGCCTTGACGACCTTGACTTCTTTGTTCGCAATCATGCGCTTCAATCTGACATCCGTTGCGAAGATGAGCGCCGCGCCACGGTTCCGCAGGTTATGAACTGCGCACGCAGCGCACATGAGATACGCGCGTCCGTCTGACGCGACGATTGCACGAGCGGGCTCAGCGCACGCGATGTAGCGATTGCCAGACATCGGAGACGCTTCCTGACATGTCGCGTCTTTGTCGATGCTGTTGAACGTCGTGACGGCGGGTATTTCTGACATCTTTCGTACCTCAGCTTGTTCTAACGAAAATGTAATAAAGCAGAATCGCTCAAATCTCTAGCAAATCTAACGAAATGCTCTAGGACGGCTCAGGCGCCCGCAGGGCGTGAGCAGAATCCGCCCCATCCAGCTAGTCTAGCTGCCATCGGTTCTCTTCGCCTGAGTTATCCTCGGCAGCGTGTTCTGAGCGTCCCGGCCCCTCGACATGCGTCACACTCGACGACTCTTGCAACGGTCGCAAGCGAACGAGGATGACGCAGAGTGCGCCGTTGACGTTCGCTAGACAGGTGAATCCGTCGAGCAGATCGTAACGCTTCGGACGCGACAGAATCTTGATCGCGCCGTCGAGCAGATACGTTCCGACTACTGCGTCAAGTTGCTCAGCTGTGTAGTCCATAGGTTCACTCGTGACACACGACGATACCTTCAACGTCGTGTGACTCTTCGATAGTCATTCCAAAGATCTGCTTGCCGAACGGCGAGAAGCCAAGAAATGGATCGTTCTCACCAAGCGAGTTCAACCACTCACAGAACTTCGCAGCCTCAAGCGGAGAAAATTTCAGCTTGTTTGGAATGCGATGTTTTGTCAGTGCGTAGACTCGTCGAAGCTCGACGATACGATCCATCATGTGACAAACTCACTTCTTGAAAGCTACGGGCGGTCCGCCCCTCCCGACGAACCGCCCGCCCTCGATTGAACGCCGTGACACACCTTGCGGCGTTCAGCGAAGCTCTTACATGTCGCTCGGTTCTTCCTTGACGGCCGTCGTGTCGATGGCAGCTGCGTTCGCTGCCGCTTCCGGGTCCGCCGGAGCGTCGTAGTCGATTGCGATGGTGCGACCTTCGAACGACGCTGCGAGTGTCGAGCAGACTTCGCGCACGTCAGGCGGCGTTACGCCCAGCTGCTTGAGGTTCAGAATCCCCCACGCATACTGTCCCTCGTTCTTCATCTTCGTTTCGACTTCGTAGAGGCGCGCCCACGCTGGCGGATTCGGCAGGATGCTGCCGTCGAGCTTCAACGGCAGCTTCAACATTCCCTTGAGCTTGATCGCCGTCGGGATCAAGGTGCTGCTCATCGACAAGACGACGACTTCTGACGAGTCAGGGAGCCAGCACAGGAAATTGTGGAAGAGCGAGGCGACGGGCTTGACGCGCTTGCCGTCCGCACCCGCGGTGAATTGCATCCGCGGATCGTTCAGCGGCACGTCGAAGTCGACGACCGACATGTCAGCTGCGAACTGAATGCCTTTCGACGGCAGGACCGCAATGACGGCGAACGTCAGCTTGCGTCCGTAGATATCGCCGGACAGATCGTTGAACAGGTCGAGTTCCTGCAGTCCCGCGATCTGCTTCTCGTTGCCTTCCTTGCGCTGCGGACTGCCGCTCTGACAGATCTTCACGCGCGGTGGACGAACTTCTCCGGCACCGATGTTCTCGGTACCGCGACCTGCGTCACGAGCAAGATCCTTCGGGATGTTCGCGAGCGTGCCGCCAGTCGCAGGCGCCGGAACCGCCGGGACAGCTGACGTGGGATGAGCGATTGCCGTTGTCTGCGGAGCGCCTGGAGTAACGTTCTTCTCAGTCATGTTTGTTGTTTTCCTCGGGCGTTAACGACGTCGCGAATGAGCCCGTACCAGTCGCGACACTGAGACGACACAATCCGTGCCTATCTCAATCTAGAGACTCTATCACGCGTTGTGACCGTCTTCAATGAAGACTGACACGTCTGACGCGTTCTTCGTCACGTATTCCATGAGAATCTGACCGCCAGCGGCGCGCGCTTCGTCAGCGATGATCTTCAAGCTGTCGTCGTCGAGCGCGTTGCCGTTGCGCACCAGCAACAACTTGAGCTTCGGATGGAGTGCGAATCCGATTGCGGTGCTGACTCGCAGCTGTTGTGCCGTGCTCGCTTGCTTGAATGGAATGTCGTTGAACGTCACGCCGACGTCATCAGACAGACCGAGCCCGGCGACAGGGAAGACGACAGCGCGCAACGCATCGCGCTTCGCATTCTCAGCCGTTTGAATCGTCAGCGTCTCGTCGCCAATCTTCTTGGCAATCTCGGTCGCTGCGTCGACTGCCTTGAGGTACGCACGATTGGCACGAACGCGCGTGTTCGTCGCCTCGATCTGTGCGATACGCTCGCGAACTTCAGACGAGTCAGGCAGCGCCACGTTCGCCGCAACTTCCGCTTTCTGAGCGTTGTCGAGCGCAGTCTTGATGCCGACTCCCTCAGCTTGCAGATTGCTCAGCGCGGCACGTGCGCCTGCAAGCTCGTTTTCCAGCTGCTCGACCTTGTCTTTCCATGTCTGCTCAGCACGCATCCAGTTATCGTGCTCTTTGCGACAACTCGCGAAGTTCGTTGCCGCGACTGTGGCAGCTGCGCGCAACTCGTCGTGTCGACGCATGATGTCAGACACTTCGTCCATGGATAGTTCTTCGGTCGGCGCATCGTCGAAGTGCGGCATTGCTTCGATCTGAACGAGCGCGTCCTTGTGCTGACGATTGAACACAGTGCGCCGTTCGTATGCCGTCTTGCGGTCGATTTCGAACTTGCTGACGTCGATGTTGACGATTTTGCGAAGAATCTCTTCCTGACGCGCCGGTTCTTCGTTGACGAACGCCATCGGGTCAAACGTCATACGCCCGACCAGCTTGTCAAGAATCGCTTGCGGGGTACCTTGCGTGATGTCATCAGCGTTCTTGACGACGAGCCGAGACTTGGTCTCGCTGAGTGCTCCAGTTCTCAGCGCGCATGTCTCTTTGTGATCTTCGATGACCGTCGCGCCGTTGTCTGCGACGACACCGCAAGAACAAGGCAGTTTCTCGCGTGAGAACTCGCGACGGATACGCAAGTCTCCGAGATCAAGACTGACGTGTCCTTTGAGTTCACCGCGCTTGAGCGGTTCAGCGGGACAGAGCGCAGCGCCACCGAGCGCCATGGCAACGCAGTTCAGCGCACTCGACTTACCGGCGCCGTTCGCGCCGCCGACCGTCAGCACAGACTGATCGGCGTCCCATTTGATCTCGACAGCTGACAGACGGAGCACGTTCTGTGCTTCCAGTGAGACGACACGAAGACTCATGATTTCCCCTCAAGGCTGTTGTTGACGGACTGCCATAGCGTCAACATGTCGACGATCTCTTTGCGCGTGATGCGCCCTTCTTCAAGAATGTCGTCGCACTTCTCGGCAACGTCGTTGAAGTGCGTCATCAGGGCTTCGACGAGTTTGTCCTTAACGTCCTCGTCGATTTCCTTCGGCATCGCTTCTTCAACGACGAGACGGATCTTGTCCTCGTCGTTGATTGTTGGCAGACTGAACGGCAATGCGCTTTCGTCTGCCGGCACGTCTTGCAACGCTTGATCCAGCTGCGCAAGCGTCATGCTGATACGTTCGATGTTGACGCTCACAGGTCACCCGCCAAATCGTCCTTGCGTTTCGTGGGCTTGTTCGCCGTGTAAACGATCTTGGTCTTGACGTAGAGCTTCGTTCCTGGAAGCTCAGTTTCGCCGTTCAGGAGACGCTCCTTGTTGAGCGCGTTGATCGTCGCCCATGGCGGCGCGAGATGACGAATCAAGTCCGCGTGATTCAAGAAGTGAGCGCGCAACACGTCGCGATCTTCTGTCGCGGTATACGGCTCGGGCTGAACGCGCAGCGAATCGCCGTCGATGAGTCGCAGCGTCGTCTCCGACGCGCCGTATTGTCCCCATCCCTCGGCGCCTTGCTCTTGTGACTCGACGAGCAGCTGAGAGACTGCCTCAAGCTCAAGATTCTTCTTGCTGACCTGCGCTTCAAGCTCGTCGATTTCAGCGCGTGTCGTGCGATAGCGATTTGCCATCGCTGCCGGCGGCTGTCCGTTGAACTCTTCGCGAAGCTCAGACTTGCGAAGCTCGACGCGCTCTTGATATGCGGGCGGTTCAGTGCTGACGATTCGCGTCAGTTTGTGAAGATGCCCGTCATACTTCCCTGGTTGCTTTTTCGCCATGTTGTCCCTACTCGTTGCAGTCGATGTAGACTTCCGAGTCTGGAGCATCTTCGCTCAGCGAGACGTCGAAAATCTCATGAACATCGTCGCCGTCATTGCGCGAGATGTATACGGTTGCGTCTTCAGGTTTGTCTTTCAGCTGCGCGATCAACTCCTTCACAGTCATAGCGGGTCCTCCGTCGTCAAGACAAGATCTGTCAGTGTTGCGTCTTCTGAGAACTTCATGCCGAAGATGACATCTCCGAATGGCTGAAAGCCCAGGATCGGATCGTTCTCAAGATTCTCCGCGATCCAGAACGTCAACTCCAGAAAGTCACCTGTCGGCATCTTCATGCGATTAGGCACAGTGCCTAACGACAGCGCGAGCTTTCGAGCGGCGATGATACGCTCGATAATCTTGCCGCGGCGCGCGTGTAGTGACGTCATCGACGTAGCGTCAACGCTTGTTCAGCGTAGTCGAATGCGAGCTTAGCGCACTCGTATGCCAGTTCTTCGTTGCCATCGCGTATGTAAGTGATCGCGTTCTGTCCCCAGCGACCGGCTTCCCATTCGTAATGTTGCGCCGCGGTAAACGGTTTGCTCTTGGGCTGAACGACGACTTCAGGTGCAAGCAACGCGTCACACGTGCGCAGGACGGGCGACAGTCTTTCAACTGTCGCCGCGTCGAGTGTGCGGACTTGATTGACGAGCGTCGTCAGAGCGTGATGAAGCGCAAGTTCTTTGGTCATTACTCTGCGTCCTTCGTCACGTAGACGAGACGCGACTTAGCGCGCGTGATCGCAACGTAATTGATGTTGCGCTCTTCGCTGTTCGAATCGCGCAGCGTGTCGACGAGAATGAACACGCGATCAGCTTCCAGCCCCTTCGACTTGTGGACCGACGAGCACGTAATCATCCCAGCTGCCCCGAGTCCGTCGTCAGTGAAGAGCGCAGTAATGCGCGATTCGACTTCGGTCACGCTCGGGGCGCCGTCAGTCAGCGAGACGAGCATTTCCGCTTGGTCGCGGATGCCGTCGAGACGAGCGGTATACGTCGAGTTATCGCGCTTGTTGGGCGGGAAGCGTGCGTCGAGTCGCGCAATCTCGCGTTCTTTCCACGACTCGATCTTTTCGAGCAGCTGAGGAACGCTGCGCGCTCGGAACTTGCGAAGCAGCGAGACAAGCCCGGCGCCGATGTCACGACCGGCAATGCGCGTGCGCTTGCCGTTGCGAAGAAGAGACATCGCGACAGACACGAGCGGCGCATTGATGCGCGACAGGATGAAGTCACCAGGTCCCGCAGTCGCAACGAGCTTCGACATGAAGAGATCTTCGACGACACCTTCAGCGTTCGCAGGACCCGCCGCGAAGTCGGGAACGTAACGCTGAGCTTCGCGGACGATGCTCTGTCCGCAACGGTACGTGATGTTGAGCGGCAACTCGTAAGCGTTCAGTTCAGCTTTCAGACGGTCGAGCGAGTCACTGTCAGCGCCGCGAAAGCCGTAGATCGCTTGCTTGTCGTCGCCAACGATCATGATGCGTCCGCCGTTCGCGTCACTCTTCACGATGCCTTGCGCGATCTCAAGCTGCGCAGGCGTCATGTCCTGAGCTTCGTCGACCACGACGTCATCACACATGGGATGCAACCAGCGATTACGCACAGGCAGGAAAATCATGTCGCTGCCGTCGATGCCAGTCTTGGTGGGTTTCTCTGACGCTGCAAACTCCATCGCGACAGCTGCCTTGTCGCAGACGTAATCGAGCCCGAATCCGTCGCGAGCCCAGGATTCTTCGGGTTCACACTCGAAACGAACCGCGATGTCCATCAGTTCAGCGCCAGTGCGCGCGTGAGGCGCGATCTCGCGTCCCTTCGTGTGCAACTTCGCGACGAGCTTCTTGATTGCGTCAGGAGCAGTGATGCCGCAGGCGCGCTGCGCGAGATCGTCAGCGCGTTCAGGTCCGAAGCTGACCTTGATGTCTTCCCAGAAACGCTTGACGCAGTTCAGTCCGATAGCGTGGAGCGTCTTGACGACGACGTTGAAGCCGCTGAACCGCTTGTTGAGTTCTTCGGCAATGTTCTTGTTGAACGCGCAGACGATGACGACGCGGTTGGGATGCGCCTTGAGGAGTCGCTTGACAGCTTCGACGATGGTTGTCGTCTTGCCGGTGCCGGCGCGAGCGCGGACGATGATGTGACGACTTCCCGTCACATACTCGACGAAGATTGCTTCTTGAAAATCAGACCAGACGCGTTCAGTGAAGGACGTTTCGACAGTCGCCATATCGTTGTGGCTCCCAGTGTGCGAATCGCGTACCGTTGCGCGAGTTCGACTCTCACGAAAGTATAGTGTTTCCAGCGTTTTCGATGCAAGGACATTCGTAAGTCATTGCAAATCAAGCACTTAGGTCAATTTGGTTTAGCGGGCTGTCTTCGTCGCGCAGTGCTCGCACCCAAGCTGCTGTCGTCCAATCGGAGATGTTCGCCTTGCCGCGTCGAGCAGTCAGAATGATGTCATCAATCGTGCGCTGTCCCTTCGGACCACGCGCGACGAGATCGAAGTAACTGACAGGATGCTTCTGTCCCGGTCCGTAGACGCGATCTCCTGCCTGCAAGAACTTTCTCAAGCTGTAGTCATACGAACAGTTGACGTTCGTATGTGACGCGCTGAAGTCGAGTCCAAAGCTCCCTGTGCCGAACGTGCCAGCGAAGAAGACGGGACCTTCAGGCGCCGTGTCAGGGTTCAGCAGTTCAAGCGCGTCTTTGCGCTCAGCTTTCTTCTGACCGCCGGAGATGCCGGCGACAATCATTTGTGGGAATTGTTTGCGCACAGCTGCGAGCATTCGATCAAGCTCGGGCTTGAAGCGCACCCAGACGACGATCTTCAGATTCGGATCCTTTTCAATCTGCGTGCGTGTCAGCCACAGCACCAAGTCGAGCTTTTCACGTCCGATCTCACGCACGTTCGCGACAGGGATAGCGTCGTCATCGCTCAGACCGGCGTCAGCGATGCCGCCGAGAAAGCCGCTCGTGATCTGCGCCAGTCGCATGATCTTAGTAATCTGCTGTTGAGCGATACTCGCGTTGCCGCCCTCAAGCATGACAACCATTTCATCGCGCATGTCGCAATACGCACGCCACGACGTCTGGGACATCGTGACAGGTATCGTGACCGGCTCCAGCTTCGGCGGGATATCAAGACAGTTTTTCTGCAGACGTCGAATCGTGTAGGGCGCGAATCGTCGCTGAAGATCTTCAAGGTTCGTCCACCCGATAATCTGCGTCGGTCGCCCGCCCTCGAATGACACGCTGCCGTCAGCGTGCTTCTTGCGGACCGCTCCGACTTTGAACCCGCCCATGATGGCGTGTCGCGCTTTGAAATGCGTGATGTAGGGACATTCCAGGATGCTTTCGTGCAACATGTTCCCTTGCGCGAACAGATGCAACGGCGTATCCATCGGCGTGCCATTCAGCAACACGACGCGACCGCACTTCTTCCGAATCTTGTAACACGACTTGTATTGCTCTGACTTGTGATTGGTGATCGCGCCTGACTCGTCGAGAACGAGCAGCGTTTTAGGCGTTGCATACGGCAGCAGCCCTTTCAGATTCGCGTCGATGACGTTCTGATTCTTGTCAGTGTAAGGGCGCAAGAACTCGTAATTCGTGACGACGAACTTCAGGACGTTCGTCCCTTCAGGCTCGGGACCCCAACGCCACTGACGCACGTCTGAATGATACTCAGTGACCCAGGCAGACGTCTCGCGCCATAGGTGCTTTTTCAGCTGACCTGTATTCGGATCGAACCAGACGCCGCGAACAGGTTCAGGACCAACGACGATGACGCGATTGATGAGCCCGAGCTTGAACAAGAACTGAGCAGCGTCGATGACGATCTTCGTCTTCCCGGTACGCATTTCCGACGTAATGAACAGAAATGGATGGTTCACCATTTCTAGCGTGTCTTCCCGCTGATGTTTATACGGCGGGATGCGCGACAGGGAGAAATCAAGCTCTGTGATCATCGTCTTCTCTATGCCCGTATGAGTCTAGCGCACGTCGTAGAACGTTCGTCAGCGTTTTGTGTTGACCAATCGCCGGATGTTCTTTCAGCGCACGTCGTAGCTCTGCAATCGCGTTGCTGATCTGGTAGCGATCAGCGCCAGGTTCTAAGCCTAGCATAGCGCATAGCTCAGCGCGTAACGGCGTAATCTGCTCGGAGGCCTCTGAACGAATCGCTTTCGCGGACTCGTGAGCAGCCTCAACAATGCGTGTCGCTTGGCGCTGACTTGCGTCTAGCTCGTATTCTGCAGCGTTCAAGTCGCTGAGCACCTTCGCAGCGTTCTTGCCGAACTTCTCCCGGAACCTTTCGAGTGCAAGCGACTCGCTCCAACGACGAGCGCGGTATATCGGTCCTTCACGCTCGACGCCATCAATCAGCAGCTTGATTAGCGCCTCTTGCGGGACTGTGACAGGGCGCAACGTGGCGCGCTTCGCAACGCGCCACGTCCCCGATTCGTGCCGAACGATGAGACCACAATGGTCCGGTACGAGTTCTTTCGACAGCAAGTCAGACGCGCTCGCGAAGTAAACGCCGGTCGCATACCGGAGATACGACTGCCATTTACCTGACGTGATGTCTCCGCGAAAGTCTGACGTCGAGACCTTGCATTCATAGGCCAACGGCATCGGACTGACATACGACTTGTTAATCGTGTAGACGTCAGGCCGGGGAGATCCTGACGGCCCAAGCTGTATGTCACACCACGTCATACGCTGTTCGCTGCGCAAATGGTCTGCGAGCGAACGCGCGAGCGCGTCATGAGAAAGTTCAGTCATGCGGCTTCATCTTCAACAGAGCGCCGAGCAAGTCAGGGAATAGAATCTTCCTGACCTCCGGAAGCTCGTGAAAGATGTTCGTCTTCGGACCGAGAAGAAGGATCGGGATGTTCAGCGCGAGCGCGTATCCCGTCTCGACATGTCGTCCGCCTGTCCCTGCGTTTCTGAACTCTTCAAAGCTCAGCAGAATCAGGACGTCACAGTCTTTCACGTCAACGAGATCACGCGCTGCAGCTGCCGCGTCGAGCGGGTCTGTCTTGTCAATCCATCGCGCGGTGTTCTTGAGGCCTTCGCGCTCCAGATACGAGCGCAGTAACTTCGCCTCTTCTTTCTTCTCGTATGGAGCAGCGACGTAGAACTTGATCACGAGCGTCCTTCCTTGTAAAGCGCCATTGTGTTTGGGAATAGGTCGGCAAGAATCTTCTCGACGGCAATAGCGTATTGCCTGATCTCCCACTGCGCCGCGCTGTCGTTGCGCAGCGTCAAGAACTGCAGCCAGTTTCGCAAGTTCGCCTTGGCCCACATTTGCGAATACTGCGCGACAGGGAGCACGGAGCGTGCAACGCCGCGTTCAACGCCGAGTGAGATCAGCCCGTCGTAGAACTCACGTGAGTTTTTGTAAGCGGCGCTCATCGCGCTTTGAATGACGACGATTTCAGCAGACGTCAAACCCTCGCCGCCGCCCTGTTTGTTCGTCGCTGACTGCTTCGCGATGCTCAGACGCTCGACGCTCGGCATGTAGTATTCATCCGGCAGCACGACATAGCGGCCGGACATTTCGTTGTAGCTCTGCGTCCGATGACGATGCCACTCACGAAAGACGAAGATCGGCGCCTTGATCTCAAAAGTCGCGTCGAGCATTTCAAACGGCGACATGTGATGATCTTTGTAGAGACGACGAAGGAGTCCTTCATCACCGGCGATTGTCCCTTCGCCCTTACAACGCTTGCAGACGTTGACGTATTCAGGCGCAGTCAGCGAGCCGGGACCCTGATACTCCTCTTTCGACGGCTTGCCTACCTCGACGCATTCAGGACACGGGAACGGGCCCCAGCCCTTGAACGCGCCGCTTGTGCTTTGACGCGCCGCCCTGATGATGTCTTCTTCGCTCCCGTCATGCTTGACGAGACGAACATGGCCTTGATCGAGAACTGGTATCACAGTGTTCCCTCCCGACGTCGAATCTCACGGTCGAGATACCAACGCGCTTTCTTCAAGTCTTCGATCGGTGCGCTCTTGGCTTTCTTGCCGTGACGACAGATGTATTTGACGACGCTGCCGAGACAAAAACCCAGGTCCCATGCTTCGATGACCTTGATTGCTTCATACGGATTGTCAGCGCCGCCGTAGTGTCGTGGATGATTGACAGCTTCACGCCTGTCAATGATGGGCGGGTTGATACGCAGCTGAATCTCCATGTTTTTCTTGATTCGCTTCTTCATGTCTTTCGCTGTCTCCTTCAGCGCATGTCGTAGAAACTCGCCGCCCGTGATCTGGAATTTCACGAGACTACTTCTCGTTGAATGACTTGACGCGTCCCTTCGCCGTGCCGAGGAACGGGATGCCGAGGTCGACGTTGCGTGACGCGTCGACATGCTGCAGCGTCGTCGCCTGCGCTGTCTCGATATTCGCAAGACGATTCTCAATCGCCTGAAGCCTCGTCAAGACCGCTGACAAGTCGACGACAGGCGCCGGCGTTGGCGTTGGGACCGGTGTCGGAGTCGGGACAGGCTCGGGAACAGGGACCGGCGTCGACACGCTGACAGGCGCCATCCAGCGATCAGCTGAGAAGACTTCAGACGGCTCGGGACCAATCGCGCCGACGACAGTTGACGCGCCGCCGGCGTCACCGAGCACGTCCCAGCCCTCGCCGCTCGGAGTGAACACGATGAAGTCAACAGACACGGGACCTGCGAGCCCGGGAATGATGCCGTTGTTGCCGCTCGGCTTCGACAGCAGACCGGCGCCGTTGCCGGTGCGAACAGCTGCGTTGTTCAACAGCTGAACACATTCAGCGTTCGTCATCGGCGTGCCGTAGTTTCGGCGCTCAGCGCGCAGATTGTTGAGCAGATTGGTACGAATGGTTTCTGAGATCACTGGGATACTCCTTCGTTGACTACACCTTGACAAGCTCGGCTTTGACGATTGTGCCGAGATACAGACGCTCTTTGAGATCTTGAATCTCTTGCTTGACGTCCTGCTGAGCACGGTCAGACAGTCCGTTAGGGAACTCGACGACGATTGTCAGACGCATCTTATCCATTACTTCTCCTTCGCGACTGTCTTCTCCAGCGACTCTTCGACAACGAGCGACAGCGACTTTTTGTTACGCTTCGCGTAGTTGTTGACACGTCGCTTGAGATCGTGCGTCACGTTCGCGCCAATGAACGCGTAACGGTCGCCGCGCGGCGCGTGCGGGCTGTCGTGAAACGAGACACCCTGCGACCGGAGAATCTGATTGATGCGCTGCTGTGTGACAGAGAACATGACGGCAAGCTCTTCTTGCGTCTTGCCTGTCTTATACAGCTGCGCAATCTTCAGGTCACGTGCGGACTTCGCCATGTGCTTCCTTCCCGAGACATGTCCAGCCGGCGCGCTGTCTACGTGCGAACAACTCGACGTAAGGTCCTGCGCTCAACGACTCGACAATTCGATAAAACTCTTCCGGCTTCTCTGAGTGACGTCCCACAGGCGCCTCGAATATCGAGCGCACGCTATGAGTCTTGATATCTGGTCGGCCGCTCGTCGCAATGAGACACGTCTCATGTTCAGCGCGCACGATACGGCCCATGCCGAACGCGCGCTTGCCGTTGCGCGTCGTCTTCTTCCAGACGATCTCGCTCTTGAGTTCAAAATCCCACGCGTCGAGCACGTCAAGCGCCTCTTGTTGCATCGACGCGACACGCCACAAGAACAGAATACTGTCGTTGAACATCGGCGGTAGCGGGAAGCTCCTGATGTCTCGCATCGTCATCAGGTCGTAATGCTTCACCGCGCCTCGACCTTCACCAGGCAGCGCGTCTCTAAACGGCCACGGGATATCGGCCGTCATCACTCGGTAACGCTCGCTCATGCTCGCATCGACATGGCGACTGTCAAGAAGTCAGCGCCATCGTTGAAGAGCACAGCTGCGTTAGGCCCGCCAATCGCGATGGTGATTGACGGGTTCCGAGCCGCTTCCAGAAAATCCGTGACGGCTGTCGCGTGCAACGTCACCTGTGTCGGCTCACCGGTATACGTGACGGCGAGATTCTCAGTCGCTTCGCCAAGCTCGACGCTGCGCGCTTGCATCGTCATGACTGTGCCGGCGACGTTGTAGGTGATGCCGCGTCCCTCGTTCGCGACGAGCGATACGCGCTTCAACGCAGCAAGAAACAAGTCGCGCTGAATCGTGACGATGTTCTTGTTGTCTTGCGGAATGATGCGCTGATAGTTTGGGAACTTGTCTTCACTGAGCATCCGCGATGACAAGATCGCTTGCTCCGAAGCGAAGAAGATATGGTTGTCGCTGACAGAGAACGAGTAATCCTCTGCGTCGTCTTGAATGAGCGTGTCAATCAAACGCGTTGGCAGGATGATTGACTGCTCAACTGCGCCGACTGCGGGCTGAGTCGAGATCGCGAGACGCTTGCCGTCAGTCGTGACGACAGCCGTCACTTTGTCTGACATGACGAGCAGCGCGCCTGCGATGTTGTACCGCTTCTCTGTCGCGCTGATACATGGACGCACGCGACGAATGAGGCTGCGAAACGTCGCGCCGTTCAGCAACACGCCCTTGTCAGCGTGCGTGACGATATTCGGGAACTCGTCAGCTGACATCGCTTGCATACGCAACTTGAACTGACCTGCAGCGATGCGCGCGGCGTTCTTCTCGACGATGATATGAACGTCAGGTTCAGTGATCTGCGAGACGATATCGAGCAGCGGCTTAGCAGGCAGCGCGACACGTCCGACCTTTTCGATCTGCGCATTCAGCGTGCGAGTCAAGCTCAGTTCCGTATCGGTACACGAAAGCGTAGCTTGACCGTCGCTGCCATCAATCAGCACGTGCGACAAGATCGGCAGCACCGCTTTTGCGGGCGTGACTTTCTCAAGCGAGCGCAGCGCGGCGGCAAGACCGGACGCGCTAATCGATATGTTCATGGAGCAGAGTCCTCATGTAATGCGCCAGTAACCCGTGGTTGTGATCGTCGACTCGGTAGTCAGCTTGAGATACGTCGATGTCTGCGAGCTTGCCGCCTTTCTCGAAAACAAGCTGAGGATGAAGCACGAGCGCGTATCGCTTGCCTGGTTCATCGACGTAAATCAAGTACCGACAGAAGCTCGTTCGCGCGAGTCGACAGCACTTGATCTCTTGCAGTTCATACGTCGTGAAATTCGGCGTACCGTGCTTCAACTCCCACCAGTGCGTCTTGCCGTGTCCGCTCAGCGTGAAGTCAGGCGTACCGGGCTTCCGCACGTCTTGAATCGACGTCACTTCAAGCGTCTTCCCGTAAAGACTGATCTCGTGAAACAGATGGAGCTTTAGCTGTGCTTCACGCTTCTGAACCCGCGTTATTCCCAACGCGTCACCTCCCGAACATCTTATGTGACAGCCAGCCGGCGAAAAACCCGATTGCGATGCCGACAATATACGCGTAGTGAATTGGTGTCATTACTTTGCCTCAGCCCAGTTCGCGCCTGTGCCGACTTCCCACAAGATCGGCACTTCAAGTCCTGACGTCTGCTCGTTCAGCAGCTTACTGACGCGCTCAGCTGCGTCTTTGTCGGGGACGTCGCCGCAGATTTCATCGTGGATGGTCATTCGCATCGTGAAGCCGACTTCTTTACGCTGCTTGTAAAGGTCGACTAATTTCGATTTCATGATGTCAGCTGCCGTACCTTGAATGACCGTGTTCAACGCCTTGTGAAGTTTGAATGTCGTCGGGAAACGGCTGCGACGTCCGAGCGCAGTCTTGACGTATCCGCGATGTTTGTATTTCTGGTGCAACTCGTCGCCAAGTCGGCAGAACTTGTCGCACTCGGGCGGGTGCCCAATGTGCATGGCACGCTTGAGCAGCGGCTTGACTTCGGGCATCTCACGCGCGTAAATCGCGTCGATCTCTCGCGCTTGCGTCAGCCGCGGGTCTGTGCGCTGCGACTCAGCTGCCGTGATCTCGTCGCCCTCTTCTTCTGTGATGAAGTTCATCATCACGGCGGTCTTGACGAGTCCGCCGCCATACATGCGCATGAAGTTGAAGTTCTTCATCCCGGTATAGAGCAAGTCAGGCTTGAATGGCGAGATGATGCCGAACATGAACTTGTGAAAGCTCATCGCCGGATCTTTTCGATACGCTTCTAACACGCGCGCATTCTTCGCCTTGTCAGCAAAGATGCGGTATTCGATTTGCATCGCATCGCCGGCGAGGAACAGACCGGACCCCGGGATGTAGAGTTCGCGCGGGAAATACTTCTCTCCGAAGATCTCAGCGTGGTTGTAGTGATTCGGCACCTGCTGAATGTAGGGCGCAGAGAAACGCCCTGACACAGTGCCGCGTTTGCCCTGATCGTCGTCGATGCGCAGCTGATGAAGCTGAAATCGAAGCACGCCGTTACGAATGAGCGACGGATACGGCTTGAATACTTTGCTGTTCAACGAGTCAAGCTGCGCGGCAAATCGCGCTTTCTTGATCGTCGGATGTTCGATGCGTGCGAGTATCGCGTCCTTGAACGAGATCTTGCCCTGCTCGCCGTTCTTGCCCTTCGTGCGAACGAGTGGCAGATTGAAGCGTTCGAAGAGTCGTTGCCAAGCGGCGTCCGTGTCATCGAAGTTGAAGCCGGCTTCGTGCGAGACTTCACGGATCAGCGACTCGTAATGCGCTTGCAAGTCGCGCGTCATCGTCGCTAGGAGTTCTTCGTTGATAGGCGCGCCGTTCTTCTCCATCTCGCAGACGACTGGAATAATCTCGTCTTCAAGTCTGCTGACAGCTTGGAGGCCTTCAGCTTCAATCTGAGGCCACATGACAGCGCGCAGTTCGCCAACAGAGTCGACGTCACCTTCAGCGCGTATCGCGACTTCATACGGCGTGTAATGCGCCATACGTCGCGGGTCGAGATCCATTCCCTCTTTCTCGCGATTGAGGAAGTCCTTACAGAGTTCGTTCAGCGCGAATCGCTTACGATGATCGTCGAGAAGAGCGGCGTAGTGCATGACGTCGCTGAACGTGTTACCACGCTCAACAAGATCGACACCCCATTCCCTCGCCATGTGAACTTCAAAACCCGTGTAAGCGTTTGTGATGCGCTTACCTTTGACTTGCTCTTCGAACCATCGACGCATGACATTCTCGTCGAGGTTGTCAGGAGACCCGATATGTCCCCAGGGAAAATACTTCGTGCGCGCAAACTGCGCGCCCGGTTCGCGCCAACGAAGCGCCACACCAATCGGACGATCACCTGCGGCCCAGTCTTTGCCGTCCGATTCGAAGTCCATTTCAATCTCATTGATGCCATCCAGGATTGGCGGTGCTTCGGGCTTCCATTCAGGTTCAGGACGTCGCTGCTCGCCTAAGAACTGAACGAGCGACTGTGCGGGCGTCGCCTCAGGTTCCGGGAACGGCGGCACGATGACGAGCAACGCGGGCTTGTGCTCTTTAATCAACTCGCGTTCTTCGTCAGTCAGTGTGCTGCCGTGCGTGACGACGAGCTTGCCGCGTCTATCGAACAGCAGATGATCGGTCGCGCGTAGACGCTCGACGACTTCATGAGGCGTCAGCTTGATTGCCGTCTGCTCGACGACAGGCGCCGCCTCGACGACAGGTGCGGGCGCAGTCTCGCTCAGCTGCTCAGCGAGCGAGCGCGGCGCCATGGCGAAGTCCATGGCTGACGGAATTGTAACCGCCGGTGTCGGTACCTTGACGGGCTCTTCTGACGGCTCAGTCTCGTCTAGGACGGGCGGGAAGTCGATGTCAGTCGACGAGTCGACTGCTTCTGTCTGCTCTTCAGCTGCGAGCGACTGAGCAGCCGGCATGTCAGCAGGGCCCGCCTCGCTCGTCTCTTCAGGGAGCACGTAGGTTCCCGACTTGCGCACTTCATAGAACGTTTCGCCCTCGCCCGTCTTGCCGAGACCGTTACTCGCGCTCAGTCTGCCTTGTTGTTTCTGAACGTGGTACTTGTCTTTGCAGATCGCGAACAGACGATCATTCAACGGGTAAAGACGACTGCCGATGTTGATTACGAAGACAGCGCCGGGCTTGAGCGCCGCCATCGTGCGATGAATCAGCGGCGCGTAAAAGCCCTCGCACCACGCCTCGAAAGTCGGATAGCGATTGCCGCTGCTCGTCTTCTCGCCAGGCGCGTACCACTCAGTATCGTAGTAAGGCGGACTGGTCATCGCGAAGTCGAATGCCTCTGACGGCAGCGTGACGTCTTCGAACGGCGCTTCATTGATCGTCGCGTGAAACGAACTGCGGAATGACCTGATGAAGTCGTGAATCTTGCGGAGCCCTGCAGCCGTCCGAGTGCTCGGCTCGCAACACGTGTAGTGATTGACGACCGCGCTGAATCCGAGCATACGTCCGCCCCAACCGGCGCACGGGTCCAAAACGTGGCAGTTCTTCGTCAGTCCGTATTCAAGCGCGAGATCGCGTGCGACGTGCGGCGGGAACTCTTGCACGTATGACGTGCCTTGCACTCCCATGCCGACAGACGCATACAGGAGATCTTTCGTGTTGCCTTTCTTCTTGTTCAGCAACACGACGCGCGCAAGCCCACGGACGAACTTCTCATCCTTCAACGCCTGATACAAGCTGATCGGGAATCGCTTCGTACCTGTGTCGAGTCGATGCGGATTGAACAGCAGCGAGATACGCTGTCCTGTCTTCTCGCCTGCAACAAGGTTCGCGTAATCGACGACGGCTTCAAAGCCGTTCGTGAAGTAAGACACGAACTCTTGCAGAGAAACGCCCTTCAGCTGCGCATAGAGCGCGGCCGCTAGAGGCTCCCTGTCGATGCTTGGCGCGTCTGTGATCTCGTCGCCAAACAGATTGACGTCAGTGTTGAGATTGATGATATCGGTCACAGCTTGACGATATCTCCGTTACAGAGTTCGTGGAGGTACGGCTGTTGATCGTGACTGAGGTATTCGGCGTCAGTCAACATCTTGTGTTCGCCGTAAGGCTTCTTGCACGTGTCGCAGATGACGTCTTGTGACGCTCGACGGATGAGATCTCCCAAGATCTCCCGGAACGGCACGAATAGCGTCAACTCGACGAACGCGCCATCCGTCATCGGATGGACGCTGGCGTGATTCTCGACGCTGACTTGTTCTTTCTGACCTTGCGCAAATCGCACGGCAGCTGCGCGGTAGAGTTCTGTCCGACGTTTATTCATCGTTATTTGTCCTGCGGGCATTTGATGACGAGAAAGGTTCTCTTCGCGTCGTTGTGCGTCGTCGTCTCTGCGAGTTCGTGACTACGCTTGTCGCCATTCGGATTGACGATGACGTGACAGCGATTGCAGACGACCGGGTCTGAGTCGAGCAGCAAGCTCGGCACGCGTCCTGTGCCTGAACACTTACCGCACAAGTGCGCGTTCATATGGTCGTGTTCGCCTGTGCGCTCGTCGACATACGAGATGCCGCGGCCGTTGCATTCAGGGCAGGTCATGACGGTTTCCATACCGTACCGATGACTGACGCATGTCTGTCAAACAGTTCAGCGTTAGCGCCGAAATACAGCAAGAAATATCCGTGACGCGGGCTCACGCCGTCCTTTTTGTTTTCAGGACGACCTGGCCATTCAACCTTCGCCCATATGACGCACATGCGGTCTACTCTACGCATAATGCGGTACATGTATTGAGCGTTGAACTTATCGACGTCGAGGAGAACGATCAATTCTTTGACGTTGCTGTCAAGTTGCAAGACAGCGTGATCTAGCATCTGCTCGTGGTTCGACGTTGGATACATCCAGACTTTGCCGTACCAAGGCATCTGCAGACAGCGCAATCCGCAATCGTAATAGTTCGTTGCTGCGATCTCTCGATTACGAGCAGCGAACGAGTCTGGGTCAAGATCGATTACTCCGAAAGTCTTCGTTGCGACTTCGATATATTGCGCAGGAGGAATCCATCCTTCTTTCGCCGGTCGTTTCGTAGGGGTAGGCAGTCCCCATACGTCATCACTCAACAGATCGCGATCAATGAAATACTCATGACTGCAGCGATCTGGAGTCGGTCCCCACTTCTCAAAACGCTCGACGTCAGGGACATCTGTGCCGGCCTGATCTCGTCGAGCGTGCCATTGTGATCTGAGCCACACGATGTAACGGAGTAATTCAGGATCGGCGCGGAACGTCTCTTTCAACTCAGGCACTCTGAGATGATCGAAGTACCGATGTATCGATTGCTCCTCTTTGAAGATTCCAGCGACGTGGCAAAGAGCCGTCGTCAGCTGAACGTGTATCGCGCCATTAGCGTCACCCTTTTTGCGATGCGACTTATAGCGCGACTGCGGCACGTTATCATCAGAATAACCAATCTTGATGAATCCTCCGCACGGGCTACCGATGAAATAGACGCACCCGATTTGATTGGACATCACGCACTCACATTCCAGAACAGCGCACCAGGTGTCGCGTGTTCTTTCACGAACTGCCATGCCTTGGCATCGAACTGAGGCATCGACGGGAACGGCGGCGGGAAACGCGCCGCCTTGTCAAACTTTTCTGGAGCAAAATGGAGTTCAGCAGTGCCCGCACCTGCGCCAGGATGATGACCGACGACGACGCCATGAAAGCGCGCGGACGGCCAGGCTCGCTGCAGCGCGCGAGTCAGCGTACCGCTACTCGTGATGCTCCAGACTTCTTCAGGCTCGATCTCCATCGCTCGCGCGACGTTCGCGAGTGCTTCGATGAACTCTTCAGCGTCGAGCCCGAACGGCAGGAGCTTCGCGCCGCTCTGCGCGCAGTAGTCGCGAGCGCGAGCCGTGACGTTGCTCAACATGCCGAAATCGACTTCAATAATCTTCGCGCCGGCGTCAGCTGCAGCGCGAGTCATCGGCGCCCATACGCTACGCTTCGCACAGAAGATCGTGGCGCGCTTGCCGTGTTCGCGCGCAGTATGGCCCAACGCGATCTGAGCGGCGCCGAAGACAGGACTTGCGTAGACGTATTCTTCATGCTCGTCGAAGAATACCGGTATCGCACGTCGCTTCGTACCGCCTGAGATCAAGTCGTCGCGGACGACGTATAGTCCTTCAATGTGTTCGATCACGGGAGCGGGGAGCATCAGGGTCCTTGTGATGTTTCGTCTCTACAACGAACGTGCTGCCGTCGAGCATCTTGAACCCGCCAGGCGGCATGGGCAATTCTTCGCCGCCTGAACGCACGTAGAAATCTGGTTCAGCGCACTTGCAACGCGCGTAATGCTTGTCGCAAAAGCGGCACCATTTAACCGCGACGTGTCGACTGTTTGAAGCGGCTTTTAGCTTCTCGTCGATGTCAGGACACGAGCAGTTGTCTACGCTCTTCGCGCAGACGGCGCAGTGAAACACGCTTATTCACCTTTGACGATGGCGATCTCGTCGATCTCGTCAGCGAGCGTGCCTAGCACGTTACGCGTGTCCTTCGACGCGTTCTCATCGTGGACGTCGCGCAGTGACTTGGCAGCCAGGTGCAATAGCGCCCGGTCAACGTCGTCGAGTTCTTCACCGAGCTTCTGACGCAGCTTTGATGCGGACATGAGGCCTCCTAGTTACGTTTCCCTTTTCACTGCTCTGTAGCGTGTCGAGTGCGGCGTTGGATGGTCCACGAGCAGATCGAAGCCGTTATCCGTCATGAGACAGATCGGATCGACCATGCCGTGAAGCTCGACGTCGAGCGGCGCGTCAACTAACTGCGTCAGCTTGAGCACTGGCAGATCGTCGACATGGCAGCGGAGACTAACCTCACGGACCTGCACCATCTCGACGCCGTTGACTTCCGTCTTGATCGCGCCGTATTGACCGTCGCCGCGCTGCTGAACGTAATGCGTCAGTCGAATCTTGTTGACGTTCATTCCGCACGCTGCGCTTTCGGCAACATATTCGCGCCGTTACGGACGTTGACGATTTCGATACTGCCGGCAGCTACTTCAACAGCACGTTCGTCAAAAGTGAAGAGCGTTCGCTGGCTTCCTGGCGACAACCTGACGAGCAGCGCGCCGAGATCTTCCATTTCTCGGCGCGCGTTCTGTTGTGCTTGATGTGCGTCAGCTTCGCGCCGCTGTTCTTCTTTCAGCTTCTCAGCAGCGCGAAGGTATCCGTAAGCGACGGACGTTGCGTTGTTTCTATCGACTGACATCACAGACGCTCCGGGAAGCCGTATTCGATTGACTTCAGATTGAACGCTTTGCGGATGCACTTCACGAGGTCGACGTTGACACGAGCGCAGAGCAGGACGCCGTAGATAAAGACGTCAGCTGTCTCCATGCCGATACCTTCGCGGTACGTCTCAAGAAGCTGTTCTTTCGGCACGTCGAGTCCGAACATGCGCTTGTCGTTGTTCGCGATCTCAGTTTCGATGCGCTTGAACTTCTTGGAGTAGTTCGCCGCTTCGCCAGCTGCTTTGCCGATGCGCAGCGCGATATACGCCAGCACTTCGCTACTGAGTTCTCCGACTTCGCCGCCCATGGCGCCTGACCATTCAAGCGGCGACCAGTCTGCGAGCGAGTGCCAACGCTCGACGCGACTCATGTTCGCTGCGATGATCTCTTGAATCGTGAGATCGTTGGCGACCTGTCTTAGCAGCGCAGCTGCAGGATAGCTGACCGTTTCAACGCTTGGCGCTTCTCTCGCCCAGCATTCGCGGTCACCGCATGGCGGACCGCCATGATTGCCGTCGCACTTCGTATCGAGCTTCGACAGCTTGATCGCCGCGACAGCGACCTTGATTCGATTCAGCGCGTCGTTCTCTGCGTCACCCAGGCGGGTGGCAAAGTGATCAGGATGAGGCGCGTCGAGCAGCGCGCAACACGCTTCGTAGAGTTCGCGTGTCATCGGCGCTTACCTCGCCCGCGTGTCTCTTTCGGCACGCTACCACGATGAACGGCGCCGGTGCCGAACTCCCACTTCGACTGTGTGCCGTTCGTCCAACCAGGCGGGACGCTCGACGTCTGCGGCTTGTTGGGAATGTCGTAGACCGCTTGCCACCGCTGCAGCGTTTCGATCATGCGTGAGCGCGCCTGAACGTCATAGCCCATATGGCTGAATGCGTCGTCAAGCTGCGCTGTTGTCATTTGAATCATCGGACCCTCCGTCGCTGGGAACGAAGCGAAGTGCCGACGACTAGCTGACCTGCTCGACGTGGACGCGCAGACCGGTGAGCTTCTCCAGGTGCTGCTCGACCTGGTGCACCGCTTCACCGAGATCGTTGACAGTGACGTCCTTCGTGTCGACTTCCTTGACGCCTTCGACTGTCGCGACTGTCTTCAGACCGTTCTTGAACGTGACGTTGAACTTGAGCTTCATAGCTGGGACTCCCTATTGAGTGATGAAGTAGAACACAACCGACATGTAAGCGAGTGCGCCGATCTCGCACGCTAACGCGACGAGCGTCAACCAACGACGACGCGGACGCTTACGAGACATGCAAACCCTGAGCAGCGTCGTTGCGCGTGTCAGTGTCGTAATTGCTGCAGAGATATGCCAGCTGCCGTGACAGCTGCGCTGCTCGTTCCTCGTCGCACTGGTACCGTAGGTCCTTCAGTGTTCGGCGCAGCCAGTACCACAGGTCGCGCGCTATCTCGCGCGGATACTCCCCGCGTAGGATACGGCGCTCGATATACAGACGGTCGGGTCGCCCTTCGTGTCGCGTTGTAATAGTCGATAAATCCTGTTGACGCTGGCTGAACGATGACGACTGTCGACGGTACGGGCGCATACGTTCTCCGTTCAACGACGACTGTTCGTGTGACGACTCGGGGCGGCGGTGGCGCCTGTCTGACGCTCACCATAGGCGGTGGCAACGAGCGCGCGAGTATCGCTGCAGCTTCGTTGGGAGATGGTGGCGCAGAGCATCCAAGAACTGTGACGACTGCGCCGATGATTGAGATTGAGCAAGGCATGAGCGTTACTCCGGTAGAGACGACAACGAGCACGCGCCACGATGACGCGTGCTCGTTGCAATGTGCTGACGTGAAGTGCTACGACGCGGGAGCGGACGCAGCGATCTTCGCGCGCAGCTTCGCGGCGCGCTCTTCGATCTTCGCGAGCTTCTCCGCGGGCGTGAGCTTCGGCGCCGCGGCGCGCGCTGCCTTGCGCTCTTCGGGCGTCATCTTGGCGCGCGGCTGACGCGCCGCGGCGAACGTCTCGCTGTCGAGCGTGAGCGACTCCGGGCCCGTCTTGTCAGCGAAAAACGACTTGCTGAACCGGACGGAGCCGTTGTAGCCGGCCGCCGTGTAGGTGACTGCGTTCGACTTGCGGGCCTTGTTGTCGCGCGTGAGGGAGATGACCATTGTCGTTGTGTCCTTTGCTGTCTGGGTTGAAGTCTCGACGCTCGACGAACTGTCAAGCGTCACTGATGTTTCCATCGACGCTGCTGACGATACGTCAGCAGTTGCGGGCGTGTCAACAACTTTCTTCGCGCGTTTCTCCGCGTTCTTTCTCGCTTTGCCGCTGTTCAGCATCTTCGCGACGGGAGCAGTTCGACCGATGGCGGGCTCTTTACGCTTCGTCATGATGTTCAATCTCCGTTAATGTTCTGACCAATCATGAGCGCAGCTGTCGCCACGTCATCATCGACATGAGAACGTCCGTTGTTGTAGTGAATCAGGTTTGAGAGTAGACGAACAGCGTCGTCGATGAGACGGTCAACGACTTCGACCGGCAGATCGGCACGCTGTTCCATGATACGACGACGCACGAAGTCTCTTGAGATCATGTCTTTTACCAGTATTTCTGAATGAAATGAAACACGACGCAAGCGAACGACGCCGCGCAGATCCAAGAGACGACGATGAGAAGCGGATGAGGTTTCACGACTTGGGCCCCAGTGCGCCGCGTGACGCGGCAGCTGTCATCGCTCGACGTCCCAACGTCATCGCGTTTGCGGCAGCGCGTCCGCGCTCGTGACCTGCGCTGTTCGTGCTACGACCGTTGCGCAGTGGTGACGCTGATCCGCGACGATGCCTGAACTTCTCATCGATGTAGGCAGTTACGCGCGTCAGCGCGCCGTCGAGTCGAATCATCGCTGTCGACTCGCTGCCGACAGGCAACGTCTCATCGACGAGCTTGACAGCGGCGGCGCGTGCTTCGTCGAAACGCTCTGCGATACGACGCGTAAACGAGTCAAGCCACGCTTCGCGAAATCCGTTGACGCCCTTCCAATGACCGTCGCGCTTGAAACACTCGGCACCGTACCGGTACTTCTCCTTGATGCTCATCTTGTTCGCAGCTGGGACAATCGTCCCATAGACGTATTCAGCGACGAGCGCATGACTGCGCGTGCCGACGAACCAGATCTTGTTACTGCCAGGACGCAGCAAGAACGAGCACAGGTGCGCTTTTGCGACGATGCGCGCCAGCGACTCTTGCCACGCAACACGGCACTTCTTCGTGTCGATAGCATACTTCGACAAGTCAACCGGCATCTCGATAATCGGATCGTCGTCAGCGCCTCGCGCGTAGTCGAGATCGCTGGGCTTGAGTTCGTTCTCAATCAACATGCGATTGATTGCAGCTGCGAACGCTTCCGCCGCTTCTGTGTTGCCGAGATCTGCCTCGCCTTGACGCGCTTTCTGCAGCTTGACGAGTTTGTCGATGATGCGTGCTTTGTGGTCGGGCTTGCGGTGGTTGTCGAGCGCAACTGTCAGTTCCGCGAAGAACTCATGAAACGCGGGACCGTGGTTCATGTGCTTGAGATGCGCAAGCTCATGAGCAGCTGTCTGCCAGACGCGTTCTGGGGACCGTGGCGCTTCGCAGAATTGACCGTCGACAGTCGCGCGCATGACAAGCTCTATGTCGCCTGAGACGAAGCAGCGACCTAGGAAGTCGTTCATGCCTTTTTCTGGCATGTGCGCCGCAGTGATGTTGCGCAACGGAAGCTGATACCTCTTCGCGACAGCGCGCATAGCGGCAACGACTTCGTTGAAGAAGAGCAAGTCGTCAGGATGAAGGTTGGGAATCAACGCGCGCCTCCAATCAAGATGAGACGCTTCTCAACGGCAGGAGCGGTCGTTGACGACTCGACGAACTGTGTCTGACGAAGCAGCGCGCAAACGCGCCGCTTCATCGCTGGAGACTGCTCGACACGTGCCCACAGATAGCGCATGTGCCGATTGAAGGTGCTGAACGCCATCATGCCGCGCATGTAGCGATCTGCTGTGCTGCGCAGTGCGGCGACGTGCTGCTTTGCAGTGAGCTTCTTGAACGCGTTCATGAGCACACCACCACGACGCCGGAGAAGTTCGGAACGTTCTTGAAGTGCTCACGCGCTGCGCGTTTCGCGTCAGCGAACGTGCCGGTCGACCACATGACGTGGTCGAGGTAGTCGGGCTTGTCGTAATGCTGCTCGTCGCAGAATCCCCACGCGCCGAAGCCGCGCGGGGATTTGTCGTGGGACGCTTCGTAACGACGTGTGTTGAATGTCATTGAAGTGTCCTCAGAACGAATGGTTGCGCTTGTCGACAACGCCGGAGACCATCGTCCAGGTTCCGTTGTTGAGCCACTGAGCAGAGTTGCCGCGACGGTAGAACACGATTCCTTGAACGGTCTCGACACGACGCATCGACGCTGAGACTTTCACGATCTTGCCGGCGGGGTAGTAATCGCCGTTGAACGCTCTGCTGACTTCTTCGCCAACGCGCGGCGCTTCGATGACGTCGTACCGCGGCGACACGTGCGCGCCTGCGTCAGTCGGGATGTAGACGACACCTGTCAGCGTCGTTGCGTCGTTCGCAATGCGCTGAGCGTCGTCGATGTTCGCGAAGTCGTTACGATTGATGCCGTGAGGCGCGTAATCGCTCGTGACTGCTGTCAACTTGCTACCGTCGTAAATGAAGCTCAACATGTGACGTCTCCTTGTCGTGAGTCTCGTTGCTCAGCGACATGTCAAATCTTATGGTGGCGCAAAACAGAATACAAGGGGAACTTTTAGCGTCTTTAAGTCGTTCAGAATCAACGACTTACAGCGACATGCGTTCTCGTTCAATGAACGAGAATCACGCGCTTACAGCGCAGCAAAGACGCTACAAGCGTCCCCAAAATAATGCTTGACAAGAGCACTCGACTTGGACTAGTCGCTCAGTGTTCAGAACCGCACACTTAGCCCTTGAACGACGTCTGACCGCGTGCTAGAGTCGCGCTCGCGCGTGGTGTGTCACTGTGATGCACCGCAAGAACTCGCTCCCCAGCGTGTCTGCCAGCTGCGACGAGTTGCCACGCCAACACTTAGGCAGACAGGCGGCACGTCATCAACCCAACATTCTTTGAGTGGTTGTCACGTCAAGTTACGCGTGACGACGACACCGGCATCTTTGCTCGCTTCGCAGTGCGCGACAAGATTTTCCCGCGCCGCGCGAAGCGTCTCCACATTTTCCTCCTGCGCTTCGACGGCATCCCAGACAAGAGGGCGGCCGCGAAGCGTGCCCACGCAGAGTATCGGCGCAGTCGACGGACCCCAGCATGACACCACGTGAGTTGGTAGAACGCTACCTTGCCGAAGGTTACCGGATAGTTACCTGGCCTCAGATCGGAGACGACAAGGGCCCGAAGCTGAAGAAGTGGCAAGAAAAGATCTATACCATCGCAGATTACAAAGACGGATATCGCGTTGGTCTCATCACTGGTCACGAGATCTCTGAAGGGAAGTTTCTTCACGACGTCGACATTGACTGGGCGCCGGGCTCCGTCGTCGCTCAGACGATGTTGCCGCCGACTGACTTCATATACGGTCGCCCAAGTAAGCGCGTCTCTCACTGTATTTACACGACGAACGAGGCGCTGACGTCGTACCGGTACGAAGACATCGACAAGACGTGTCTCATCGAACTGCGCGGCGCGAAGATCGATGGAACGCTCGGCAATCAGAGCATGGCGCCGCCGAGTGTCTGGAGCAAAGATCTCAAGACAGAACCGCTCGCGTTCGTGCGCGACGGCAAGCCCGCACATATCGAGCAGGCGAATACGCTCAAGCAGCGCGTCTGTCTCGCAGCAATCGCCATGTTGTTGGCGAAACACTTCGGCCGGCACGGCTTCGGACACGAAGCGCGACTTGCCTGGGCGGGTTTTCTGCTCCGCGCAGGGCTCAGCTTCGACGAGATGACGAGCATGGGCGAAGCGATCTCGACGTATTGCGAGAATCGCGAAGTGTCAGACGTGCGCCTCGTGCTCGACAGCACCGCGAAGAATCTCAACACGCATGACAAAGCGATCATCAAGAAAGTCAAGGGCGGTCCTGCGCTCGCGAAGCTGCTGGGCGAGAAAGGCAAGGCGGTTCTCAAGCGCATCAATGAATGGCTCGGCCGCGATAGCGACTTCATCCGCAATGCTGACGGCATCATTCTCAAAGACAATCAAGAGAACATCCGCCGCGCGCTGACGATGATGGGAATCGATCTCAGCTACAACGAGTTTAATGACAAGATGCTCGTCAATCGCTCGCGACCGCTAGAAGACCGGGAGTTAACCGATCTGTGGTTGCGCATCGACGAAGATTACCGCTTCCGACCCACGTTTCAATTCTTTGAGCGCGTCGTTAAGAAAGTCGCCTGGGATAACCCGTTCCACCCTGTTAAAGACTACTTTGCGACACTCACCTGGGACGGTACGCCGCGTATTGATGACTGGTTGATTACGTCAGCTGGAGCAGAGGCAAGCGCGTTCGTGCGCGCCGTCTCAGCTATCGTGATGATCGCTGCCGTGCGGCGCATCCGTGAGCCGGGCTGTAAGTATGACGAACTGCTCGTTCTAGAAAGCGGCCAGGGCCTGCAAAAGAGCACCGCGCTTCGTGCGCTCTGTCCTAATCCTGAGTGGTTCAGCGACGACCTTCAGCTGAATCTGAAGAGTCAGCAGCTAATCGAGTCGACGCTTGGCAAATGGATCATTGAAATCTCCGAGATGTCAGGCCTCAGGCAGTCGCAAGTCGAGCAGCTGAAGGGCACGTTGTCACGTCAAGTCGACGGGCCTGTTCGCATGGCGTATGGACACCTGCCAGTCGAGCGGGCGCGTCAGTTCATCGGCATCGGTACGACGAACACGATGGCGTCTTACCTCATTGACAGCACAGGCGCGCGTCGATTCTGGCCGATTGCGGTGAAGAAATTCGACGTCGCCTGGATACTTGAGAATCGCGATCAGCTGTGGGCTGAAGCGTGCGTCAGAGAAGCGAAAGGCGAAGCGATACGGCTGCCTGAGGCGCTATGGCCTGCCGCTGGTGAGCAGCAAGAGAAGCGTCGAGAGATCGACCCATGGGAATCTCAGCTGGTGCGCGCTCTGCAAGATACGGCTGAGTTTCACGACTACAGCGACGGCAAGACACGCGTCGTCACAGACCGCCTGTGGATGGCGCTGAACATCTTGCCTGAACGTCAAGACAGGCTAGGTCAACATCGCATCTCACAGATCATGCAACGGCTGGGATTCAAGCCTACAGCTGTGCGCGTGTCGAAAGAACGACTTGCGCGCGGTTACTGCAGCAACGAAGCAGGATGGCTAGAAGCCGCGTCGAAGATACACGGATTACTTGACGACGGCAGCGAACAGTCGACGAGACAGCCAGGCGACGAACCGCCTGACGATATCCCCTTCTGAAACGTCGAGTCATGGCGAATGCCGCTTCAAAAAGTGCGGTGTTACACTTGGCTTCGACGCGGGCGGGCGTCACTCGCGCTCAGAAGTGCTTGAGCCGTCACGAGTTATCGAGTGTGCGCGCTCGTGTTACAGCAGTTACGCTGTTACGCTTGTCGCCAGGGAGTTCCCTCGGAGCTATTCAGCTACTCAATCTCACAGAGTCTCAGAGAAGTGTAACAACTGTAACAGTGTAACTAGTCAGAGTTCGGTCAAGCCGGCACGCTCGGAGTTCAGTTACACTCGCTGTTACACTTCGACGGGTCAAGTGTAACTAGTTACGTTGTTACACTTGTTACAGTTAACTCCCGAGAAAGAAAGAAACGTTGAAGTGTGCCAGACATCGCGGTCTGTTCTTGCGTCGTAACTCGACGCGTGTTATCTATTTACGCCGTGTCTGAAACTCCCCAGACAGACGACGCCTGCCGTGAAGACGACGCGCTGAACACGCGTCAAGCTGCGTTCGTCGCTGAATACATCGTCGATTTCAACGGTGCCAAAGCAGCGATTCGAGCGGGCTACTCGCCTAACAGCGCAGCTGCTATCGCGTCTCGTTTGTTAACTCAAGTCAATATCGCCGCCGCTGTCGAGCGTGCGAAAGAGCAGCGCGCAGCGCGTGTCAACGTTCAGCAAGACGCCGTTCTTCACGAAATGAGTCTGCTTGCGAACGCTCGCATTGATCATTACTTCATCGACGACGATGGAAACGTGAAGACTGTCGACGGCGCGCCTGACGGCGCGATGGCGGCGATCAAGTCGAAGAAGAGCAAGAAGACGGTACGTGAAGACAAAGACGGCAACGTCACCATCACGTATGAAGTCGAAATTCAGCTGTGGGATAAGCCAGGCACGTTGAAGCTCATGGGCCGTCATGTTGGTCTGTTCCCTGACAAGGTCGAGTTGAGCGGACCTGGCGGCAAGCCTATCGACGTCGTAACGCGCGTCGAGAACGTCATCATCGACCCAAAGCCCAATGTCTGAAGATTACGCCACAGTTCGCGCGTCGAGAGATCGTCTGCTTGAACAGATTATCTTTGAGCGCGCAGGATTCTTGAGGCTCATCTCTGCTTTGCTGCGTCAGAGGCACACCATGAAAATCAAGCTGATCGTACCGAGCGGTGAATTGGTTCACGAAGCGACGATTCTTCCGTTCAACGAACCGCCTCAAGTCATCACGTGGGGAGTTCGTACCTTCGTGCGCTGCGCTGCTCGCGAAAAGGACAACGACGGCGACACGATTTACCTATATGAAGAGGCGTTCGCTTACGCCATCCCGAGCTAATGACTGGCGAGTATCGTTCAGGTTGCAACTGTATTGCGCCCGGCGAAATGGCCGAGGCGTGCGGACAGCTGCGTCAACTGGTTTCAGGTCGCTGCGCGTGCTCGTGTCATGACGGCATCGCATTCGACAAAGACGCGTTCAAGCGCGTGATGGACGCATTTGAGTTGACGCCGTGTCAGCGAGGCTTTCACTTCAACCCGAAGGGCGATAACTGGTGCGTGCGTTGCGGTGCTGAACTCGACGCAGACGGACGCGCGACAGGTCGCAGCGTGAAAGTCGGGACTATCCAGGTCAAGACGAGTGTGACTGAACTCAAGCGAGCAGACGTGCCAGGCGCGCCGCTCACGTGGGCCGTCGAGCGCGATTGCGTGATCGTGACGTGCCCGAACGGTCACGAGATGGGCGTCATCGGTCACACGTATACGCGTCACACTATCGACGCTGAAGGTAACGTCAGTCCAAGCGTGTTGTGTCCCGCTGCTGACTGCGACTTTTCGCAGCTGTGTAAGCTGCTCGATTACTAATGGCGGTTCACTTCTTCATCTGCCCGCGTTGTGGCTTCCGCGATCTCATCAATGTGCCTGATGAGAACACGAGACCGCGTCTCCACTGTCACGGCAAGTGTAGTCGTGTCAGCACGAAGATCAGCGACACGACGCCGACGCTCGTTGACCTCGACATGACTGAAGTATCGAGAGAACGGTACGACCATGCCACTGTTTGATTACAAGTGCCCTGACCCTGAATGCGGCGCAGTGCGTAAAGACGTGCTGGTACGTAACGCTGACGAGCAGGTCGAATGCTTGAATCATCGGTCACTTAACGTGCCAGTCATGGAGAGATTACCGGCAACGCCGTCATTCGTCGTCAAAGGGTTCAGCGCAAAGAACCTGTATGCCGGCGGCCAGACGAAAGAAGTCAAGGTCAAAGAGAAGAACATGCGCGTTACTGTCAAGTCGTGATGGCGCGCAAGAAGGACGACTTCGAACGTTGTCCGAAGTGTGGTGAAGTGCTCACACTCAAGGAGAAAGTCGACGGCGTTTGCTGTCTATGCAAGCGCAACGAAGCAGATCGCAACGAGGCCCAGTGGAAGCGTGAGGGCTCAGCAGACGTAGAGAATTGAATGGGAGTGCTACAGGTCGAAGTACCGCGCAAGCTCGCGCCGCTTCTTGCGAACGTCAGAAACAAGGGGCTGTATGGCGGGCGCGGCGGGATGAAGTCGCACTTCTTTGCCGAGCGCATGATCATTGCTCACTTGAATCCTGGTGAGCGTTCGCTCTGCGCTCGTGAGTTTCAGCGCACGCTTGATGAGTCGAGCAAGAAATTACTAGAAGACAAGATTCACAAGTTCGGATTGAAGGAACACGGGTTCATCATCCGAGACAATCAGATTAAGACACCGGGCGATGGCGTCATTCTGTTTGAGGGTTTGCGTAATCATACGGCGCACAGTCTCAAATCGCTTGAAGGCCTTCGACGTTGCTGGGTTGAAGAGGCGCAGACACTAAGCCAGCACTCACTAGAGATACTAACGCCCACGATTCGCTATGAAGAGAAAGACGCCGCAGGTAACGTCATATGGGAATCTGAACTGTGGTTCAGCTGGAACCCTGATGACCCAAACGATCCTGTTGACCAGTTGTTCAGAGGTCCCAACAGAGATCCGCGATCTGTCTGCGTCGAGGTTAACTGGCAAGATAACCCGTGGTTCCCTGGCGTCTTGCGCAAAGAGATGGAGTGGGCGCGACAGACAGACCCTGACAAGTATCAGCATGTCTGGGCCGGCGGCTACAACCGCAAGAGCAGCGCACGTGTCTTCAAGAACTTCAGCGTCCAAGACTTTGAAGCGCCTCCAGGTACGATCTTCATCGTTGGCGGTGACTGGGGATACAGCGTTGACCCTTCGTCGCTCGTGCGTGCGTTCATCAGTGAGCGCAACCCTGAAACCGGCGAGCCTTGGGCGCGTCGTCGTCTCTACATCGACCGTGACTTGTACCGCGTCGGCGTTGAGATCGACCATCTGCCGACATTCTTCGACGGTCTCGTGTGCGGTTGCGAGATGCAAGAAGACGGCTCGCCGTCTCCTCATCCGTGCCGCGATCAAGCGAATCACGGCTGGGCACGTAGCGCGCAGATCACAGCTGACAGCGCGCGACCTGAGACGATTTCATACATGCGTCGTCACGGCTACGGCGGCATGGAAGCTGCGAAGAAAGGTGCGAACAGCGTCAAAGAAGGTGTCATCTTCCTGCAAGGGTTTGACATCATCATTCATCCGCGCTGCAAGCACACGATTGACGAGTTCTCAGGCTACAAATACAAGGTCGACCCGCATACTCAAGTGATTAGTAATGTGCTTGAAGACAAGAAGAACCACATTATCGACCCGCTGAGGTATGCGACTGAACGAGTAAGGCACGCGATTAGACAACGTAAAGCCGTCTGGGCGTAAAAGACTGCGAGGTAATGTGCTCCCCTTACTAGCTGCTTTCGCTGCGGGTGTGCTTACTACGGTACTAACCATCGCGGTTATTGGATACTGGCAGGCGGTTAATACGCCTGAAGACCGATGAGATTACTTCGACGCGTTGACTGGGTTGTCGTCTTCTCGCTGCTCATGTGCGGCGCGTTCTGCTATTACGTCTGGCGGTTCATCTTCAGAGTCGCAGGCGGGATGATCTTCGCGCTCATGCTGACGACAGCTGCGCACGCACAAGAGCCGCGTCTTGCGCTGCCGACAGAGGCGCAGCGTCACGCTGCCGACGTCGCCAGCTGGGGCACCGTGCTTACAGTCGTCGCGCTCGACGCTCGGCACTCGTGGGAGTGCGCTGATCGCGCTCGCTGCTTCGTCGCTCAAGGCGCACGCGTCGGCGTCACGTATGGCGTTGTTTTCGCTGTCAAGAAGCTCATTCACCGTCAGCGTCCATGCGCGCCTGATTGCGGCTCAGACAATCCGAACTTCTCGTTCTACAGCGCGCATACCGCGCTCGCCTTTACGACAGTCGGCGGTCCGCGACTCGCGTTCGTGCTGCCGTTGTCAATCGGGACTGGCGGGCTGCGCGTGATGGCCGGTAAGCATTGGTTGACTGACACACTTGTCGGCGCCGGCGCCGGTCTGTTGACGTCGAAGATTCGGTAAGGAGACACAAGATGAAGGGAAGCATTGAAGTCGAAATCGCGCCGAAAGGCCTGACGGTGCAAGTCACGGCAGCAGGCTCAGACGCGTATCGCGTGATGAAAGCACTCGGTCACGTCGAGCAGCCGCACCCGAAACAGGTCCGCGTCGTCACGATGATTGTCGGCCCTGTCGTCGAGCAGAAACTTTAAGACGATGTACCTCTCGTCATTCGTCTTCCTCTCTTTGGGATTCGTCTTAGGCTGTTTGTATAGCCGCTTTCGACGTCCAGCCCCACCGCCTGCGAACGCGGCCCCGCAGGTAGTGACCATGATTGTTGGGCCCATTACGCAGCAGAGGTAGCCATGCAACTGAAAGACACGCAGCAGTTTCCGGTCAGTGTGACCGGTCGCGATTCGAAGGGCAACGTTGCGCCGTTCGAAAATCCCGTGTTCGCTGTCAGCGATCCGAATCTCGGCACGTTCGAAGTCGACCCGACGAATCCCGCCGCGGGCACGTTCAAGGCCGGCGCACCGGGCTCCGGTCAGCTGTCGTTCACCGCGGACGGCATCGTTGGCGAAGGCGAGTCGGTCGTTGCCGCTTCGCTCGACATCACGGTTCTCCCGGGTGACGCGGTCTCCGCTGTCATCGACACGGGCGCCGTCAGCGAGCAGAGCTAGTCGCGTCGTCGTTGTGAATCGCGTTGTGGCGCTGATGCCTGAGGGTATCAGCGCCACACTTGGGATGGGCTTTACATTACGTGGGGCTGCCGTGGACATCAGGGAAGTCCTAGATCACTTAGATCGGAGGTTCGATGACAGAGAACGTCACGACGCACTCCGTCATAGTGATCTTGTTCGTCGAATCGAGAACATGGACAACTCCGTGGCGAAAGCTCACGGTCGGATTTCTACACATGACGGCATCCTGAGCCGTCTTGAACGTCGTATCGAGCAAGTAGGCGAGCGGTATCACGCGCTGTCGAATCGTATGACGCGTGTCATTCAAGATCAGATTCAGGTGTATGTCGGCAAGTTGCCGGCAGCTGCCACAGGCGACAATCAATATCTGTCGCGCATTGATGCGAAGTGGATTATCACGCTGATTATCGGTAGCGTGGTCGGCACGCTCGCAGTTCTTCGATTCATAGGGAAACTGGGTTGAACGTCGTCACGCTTTCATGGTCCGCCCCACCGGACTGGATTGGGATGGAGCCAAACTAAATGCCTGTTCAAACACCGCGCAGCGATTTTGAGGCGATGCTCGTCAAGTGGAAGCGCGTTCGCGACTGTTCGAATGGTCGTGATGCTGTGCTCAAAGCTGGCAATAAATACGTGCCGGACTTGCCGGGCACTGACACAGCTGGCAACAACGAGTATCGTCAGCGCGGCAATTTCTACAATGCCGTGTCACGCACGATCAACGGCATGAACGGGTCAATCTTTCAGACAGCGCCGAAGGTCGACATTGGCGAGACGTTCAAGGCGCTGCTCGACGACCTGACGCTGACGAACGTCTCGTTCGAATCGTTCGCGACTGAAGTAGGAAAAGAAGTCTTCATCACGGCGCGATACGGCGTGCTCGTTGACATGCCGATTCAGCCGCCTGGCGAAGCACCGCGAACGGACGTCGACATGCGCCCTTACTGCGTAGGCTACTGCGCAGAGAACATTATCAACTGGCGCACTGAGCGACGAGGCGGCGACGAGATCTTGAGCATGGTCGTTCTTGAAGAGCAAGTCGAGATCGACAATCCGGCGGACATGTTCGTCGTCGAAAAAGAAACACATTACCGCGTGATGTTCCTCAAGGGCGGTGTCTGCGTTCGTCAGCTGTATAAGCCGAAGTCGAAGGGCTCAACTGAATACGTCATGAACGGCGATGAAGTCATTCTTCAGCGTCGAGGCGAGCCGCTTGACTTCGTGCCGTTCATCTTCATTGGCGCTGTCGCGCCGACGCCTGACCTTGAAAACCCGCCGCTGATCGATCTCGCTGACGTCAATCTGGCGCACTGGCGTAACTCAGTCGACCATGAATACGGGTTGCATCTCGTCGCGCTGCCAACGCCGTGGGTTTCAGGCTCGAAAGGCGGCGCAGACTCGGCGCCGATGAAGATCGGCCCGTCTGTCGTCTGGGAACTCGACTTGCAGGGTAGCGCCGGGATGCTTGAGTTCAGCGGCGAAGGACTCAAGGCGCTCGTCGAAGCGATGAGCGAGAAGAAAAAGCAGATGGCGACTCTCGGGGCCCGTCTGCTTGAAGATGCGCCTACGATTGACGAGACGGCGACGAGCGCGAAGATGCGTCACGGCGGCGAAGTCGCGTCGTTGAAGACGATTGCGCAGAGTCTTGAACAGGCGTTTACAGACGTGCTCCAGATTTGCGTCTGGTGGCAGGGCACTGACACAAGACCGAACGAAGCAAAGGTCAGTGTCGCGCTCAACAAGGAGTACCTGAACGTTCGTGCGACACCGCAGGAAATTCAAGTCGCGTTGACGGCGCTGCAGTCTGGCGAAATGTCATTCGAGACTTGGTACAACCTGCTCGTCACCGGCGGATGGGCGCGAGAAGGAGTCAACGCTGAGCAAGAGCGCAAAGACATCGATACGCGCAAGCCCGCGGGCACTGAAGACCCGCCACCGTTGACCGAATGAGATTGAAGCCGTTCGCGCGCTCGTTCGCTGATCGTCTGTATCGCGTTGATTACTTCGTCGTCTGCAGTCGGGAACAGGATTTTCATCCGACGCTGTTGAAGTTGATTAAGCGAACGTCGAAGATTGCGAAGCTCGCACCTAGCATCGTGCGCAACGTCGCTATGTCGCCAGTCGACGGCTGTAACGGTCGTTGCTGGCGACTCGCGATTAGCCCGAAGCTACACGTCATCATCATTTGGTTGCGTCCAGGTGCTGATGTCTCTGTCGTGACTCACGAGATCTGGCACGCTGCTTTCTGGGTTTTCCAAGAGCGCGGCGCAACGCTTGATTCAGGTGTGACGACGTGGCGCAACGGCGCAGATGAGCCGATGGCGTATTACTTACAGTGGTTAGTCCGTAGTGTTCTGAACTTGTAAAGGAGCATCCCAGTGCCAAACGTAGTTGCTGAGTTACGAATCATCATGAACGACGACAAAACAATCGGGATTCAGGGGCCGATTGATGAAACGATGCTGTGTGTCGGCATTCTTGAGATGGCGAAAGTCGCCGTCCTTGAGCACCGCAACACGGCGAAGAAGCTCATCCACGAACTGCCTCCAGGTACGCACCTGCGCCCGGTGAACTAGTGCGCTACGTCTGCCGTAATCCGCTGTGTGACGACGAGCTTGAGCGCAAGCGCGTTGTACCGCTCTGCCCGTCGTGTCGCTTCATCGGTAGCGTCGGGCTCGGTATCGGCAGCATTCTCGCCGGCGTCTTGATGAGGATATTTGGATGAGAGTCAAGGGCAAATTCTTCCCGTCGTTCGAACAGCATGACGGCTCGTCAAGTAAGCGACTCGTCCGCAACTACACGGGACGACCGCAGAGCGAAGCTCGTCAGCTGCGCAACATGCGACAGCTGGCGCGCCCAATCATCGACTCGAAAGACGTTCAGGTGATTTCTGTAGGCGACAAGGTGATTCGTCTGTGTCTCGACGAACCGAATCCCGAGTTCTCCGCATTGCACCTGATTTGTGCCGGCATTGCGATGTCCAAGGCGACCGGTGAGCCTTGGACCGCGTGTATGCTGACGATCATTCAGAAGTTCGAAGAGCGAAGCACAGTCACCGCTGAGCTTGACATCGCAGACAATCTGTCGACGCAGCCGCAAGCGACGTCAGCTGTCGAGTTACCGCCTGTCGTGTCGAAGCTGCGTCAGTGGTTTCAGTCGCTTGTGCCGCGCTCACTGCGAGTGACGAAGGAGCGTGATGCCTAGAACGCCGAAAGAACTGGCGCGAATCCGCCGAACGTCAGACCATTACGAACGTCTCTTCCGCGCTCGCTTCGTGCGTGCGATGAAAGACTTTCAGCGACGTCTGAGCCGCGAACGCGTTGCAGCTGCGATGAGTAACCGGAAGCTCGCAGAGCAAGTCATCACCGCTGAACTCGACGCGGCGCTTGCGCCTCTTGCTGACATCTTCGTTCGCGCGTATATGAGCGGCGGCGAGATCGGCGCAGAACACGTGCGGGAGATTGTGCGTGGCTAAACGTCCCATTCAGTTTCGATTCGACAGCGAGGCTGAAGCCGCGCAGAAAGAGGCGCAGCGCACAGCTGCGAAGCGTATTGTCGAAGTCTCGAAAGAGACGAAGAAGAACGTTCGCAACCTCATCGTTAAAGCGGTCAGGGACGGCGCTGCGCCGTCTGACGTCGCCAAAGAGATCATCCCACTCGTCGGGCTGACGAGTGCTCAGGGGCAAGCGGTAAGCTCGTACCGAGACGAGCTAGAAGAGTCTGGGCTTGTCCCCAGTCGAGTCGACGAGCTTGTTGAGAAATACGCAGACAAGCTGCTGAGCGCGCGAGGCGAGAGTATCGCGCGCACTGAGATTCTTGACGCGTTGAACGACGGTCAAGATGCCTCATGGCTGCAGGCGCAAGAACAGGGCCTGTTGTCAGAAGACGCGACGAAAGAAATCTTGCTGACGCCGAACGCGTGTGAAGTGTGCGTCGGCATTGCGAACGACAGCGGCGCGGTACCGATCGGAGAAGACTTCAGCGAAGAAGGTCCGCCGTTTCACCCTCATTGCGGATGCACCATCGTAATCAGTCGACCATGAGCCGCAGAAAAGGAGCACCGAAAAAGAACGACGTCGATAAGCTCAGTGCGCTGCTGACGTTTGCCGTCACAGAGCATGATGCCGCATTCGTCTACACAGAAGCGCGCAAGCGACGTCAGTCAGTGAGCACTTACATCCGCTTGCGTCTGAAGGACTTAGAGTTTTTCTCTAGAAAAAATACACAATCCCAGCAACCCGTCTAGACTCTCAGGAGCTTCCCATGCCCGCACTTGTCCCGGTCGTTGACAAAATCGAAGACGTTCCAGAAGCCGCGCGTCAGTTCTACACGCAGCGCGACGGCAAATTCCATGTCGATCTCTCAGCTGCGCCCGCTGGCTTCGTGCCTGCCGCTGAGTTGAACGCGGCGAACGCCAAGGTAATCGAGTTCAGGGACACGAACGTCAATCTGAACAAGAAGGTCAGCGAGCTTGAGCCCATCGCGAAGAAGTTTGAGGGCATCGACCCTGACGCGGCGAAAGCTGCGCTTGCGAAGGTGACCGAGCTTGCGGCCGGCGGCGTGAAGGACCCGAAAGACGTCCAGGCGCTTGTCACCGCTGCTGTCGAAGCGGCAGTCAAGCCTCTTCAGTCGCAGCTGTCCACCATCACGTCAACCGCCGAACAGGAGCGCAAGCGCGCGGAGACGCTCACGCTGCGCGGTACGATCAGCGACGTGTTCGCCAAGGCAGGCGGGCAGTCTGACGCACTCGACTACATCGTCAGCAAGACTGCGGGCGTGTTCGTCGTCGAGAACGGCACTGTCAAGGCAGCCGCCGGTCAATACAGCGCCGACCGTCCTGGCGAGCCGTTGACCATCGAAGAGTGGATGACGCGTCAGACGCGTGAATCGTCTTTCGCGTTCAAGCCGTCTGGTGGCGGCGGCGGGCTTGGCAACGGCAAGCCCGGCGACAAGACGCCGACTCGTGCGGGCGTCACGATCTTGAAGGACCCGACACCTGCGCAGCTGGGAGAAGCGTCGAAAGACATCCTGGCAGGCAAGGTGAAGGTTGAATACTCCGCCGATCAGGCGGCAGCAACACGGTAGATCGTTGCGACTCAAGCGCGAGCACGTCCGGCGGGCGTGCTCGCGCATCTCGGTGAGATAGTCGCAGTCTCGTTCTATCGTAGAGAACAGTTTCCCGGAGGGTGACTGTTCTGGCCCACCTCGGAGAGGATGCGGCCCGGCTTCGGTGAAGTCGCTTGGTGACAACAGCTTTTCTGTTTCCAAGGGAGACTTCCAAATGGCCGGAGCACTCGTCACAACCGCACTCCTCGGGACGACAGTCGCAATGGGTCTGGCGACCCTGCGCGAACGTCTCGCACTCGTTCACATTGCCAACAAGGATTACGAGCAGGAAATCACTGCGGCGAAGAAGTTCGCCACGGTGAACGTCGCCGTACCGGCAGCTGTCGCGACTCGCGCAGTGACGCCGGACGTCGTGCCGCCGTCCGTTACTGCTGTCACGCCGACGTCGGTTCCCGTCACGCTCGACACCTGGCGTGAAGCGCCCTTCGCGATGGACGACAAGGGCCTTGCACAGGTCGACCGCGGGATTCTCCCGATGCAAGCGAACGAGGCCGTCAAGGGCCTTGCGAATTACATCGAAGACTTCCTGTGGACGAAGCTCACTGCGAAGATCTACGGCTGGGCCGGCACTGCTGGCGTGACGCCGTTCGCAACTGACTTGACGGCGTATCTCGACGCGCGCAAGGTCGCGAACAACCAGCTGATGGACATGGAGCCGCGCTACGTCGTCCTGAACACGGACGCTGAAGCGAACGCGCTCGGTCTTCGCGCATTCCAGGACGCGTCCTTCGGTGGCGGCGATGGCGTCATTCTGAACGGTCAGATCGGGCGCAAGCTCGGCGCACTGTGGCTCATGTCGCAGCGCGTGCCAACCCGCACGAGCGGCACGTATACGACCGGCACGACCGTGACGGGCGTCAACGCTGTTGGCGCGACGACGATTGCGCTGTCTGGCGGTGCAACCGGCACGATGATCGCCGGGGACATCATCGGAATCGGCAACTACACATACAACGTCGTTTCGAGCGTCGGCGGTTCTACGCCGTCGAGCGTCACGATCACGCCTGGTCTCTTCGCTGCGACCGCGGGCGGTGAAGCCATCGTCAAGAAGTCGAGCGCAGCTGCCACGCACGCTCAGAACATCTTGATTCAGCGTGACGCGCTCGCGTTCGCTATGGCCCCGCTGCTCGACACTCAGCAGATTCCTGGTGCCACGCTGCAGGCAATCGCCATCGACGAGGTCAGCGGGCTTTCGCTGCGCCTTGAAGTGTCGCGTCAATACAAGCAGACCATGTGGGCGTATGACGCGCTCTTCGGCGGGTCTGTTGTGCGCGACAACGCCGGCGTCTGGATCGCTGGCTAGACGTCTCTTGCGCTCATCGGGGAGGACCTTCGGGTCCTCCCCTTTGAAACGCTTGATTGGAAATCCCAACAGCAGTTTCAGAGGAGAAGTGCAATGGACGACAGACTGTATCCGCAAGGCCGTGGCGGCGTAAAAACCCGCTACAATTCCGCAGGCGCACTCGTCATTTACGACGCTTCAGGCAACGAGCTTTACCGCATCGACCCCAACGTCACCGGCGGGCTTGTCGTGCCAGGCACGGTCCGTAACATTCGTCGACGTTGCACAATCGCTGAAGTCAACGCCGGCGTCACGCTGCTTGCTGCTCTGACGGGCTTCAAGTACCGCATGATCACTGCGTCTGCCATCGCAATCGGCGGCGCGGTCGGCGCACTCGACACGGTTGACATCCTCGGGACGCAGAGCGCGTCAGGTGTCAAGCTCGTTGCGTTCGCGCAGGCGTCACTCCTGCAGAACGCAGAGTTGAAGTCGGGCGGTTCTGGTGCGGCGATTCTCGCCGGCGGCGTCAGCTACGTTGCGAACGACGTCAGCACTGCCATTACCGTCGGCAAGACCGGCGCGACCGGCACGACCGCAACGCACGTCGACATCAACTTCACTTACGCAATCGAGCCGTAAGGAAGAGGAACACTCATCATGCCTGTCTCTACCCTGGTCACGACGGCCGGCGCTGCTAACGCAAATGCGTATTGCGATCTCGCGTTTGCTGAACAGTATCAGCTTGACCGGCCAGCGGTAGGGACGACATGGACCGCGGCGTCAACCGATCAGAAAAATCAGAGCATTCTGTGGGCGACGAAGCTCATGGATGCTCTGTGGGAATGGAACGGATTCGCCACAGACTCGATTCAAGCACTGCTGTGGCCGCGTCAGGGAATGGTCAAGCTCAACGGGTGGGAACTCGTCGACCTTCACACGATACCCGTCGAGCTTCAACGTGCGACAGCTGAATACGCTCGTCAGCTGCTCGCCAGCGATCTAACGGGCAATTCGGATATCGAGACCTTCGGAGTTACCTCCTTGAGGGCCGGTCCAGTTGCTTTCACGTTCAAGGACGCGGTGTATGCAAAGCCCGTCCCTGACATCGTAGTGAACTTGATTCCGTGTGCGTGGGGATACCCGCGGAGTCGTAATCGTGGCGTCCGTCAGCTGCAGAGGGCATAATGATCAGAACTTCAATCGCTCGGAGAACTTCTGACGGCACGACAGGTGCTGCAGCACTCGAAATCATCGCCGGCACGAAGGGCGCGTTCTTGCGTGAAGTGCAAGTCATTCTTGCCGCTGCGACTGCGAGCACTTACGGACTCGGCCGGCCAGCTGCGAAGGGCATCACGCCGACAACGCCTGTCACGAACTTGAACGAAGGTGCGAGCGATGTACCGCCGCTCGTCAAGACGGCGATTGCGTGGGGTACCGGACCGACAGTGCCGGCAGACTTCTTTCGACGCGTCGGGTTCCCTGCGACGATCTCGTCCAACGTCAAGTGGGAGTTCATCGCGCCTGGGCTTTACATCCCGCCGGCAACGACTGTCGTTCTGTGGAATCTCGCAGCGAACGGCGTTGTCGACGTCAACGTGGTAGTCGACGAGCAGTAAATGAGTCTGCTTGGCAATCTCGTCGCGCTCGCTGACAGCTTGACCCAGAATTTCGGGTTACAAGCTGACGTTCTTTACTACGCCTTTCTGAGTCAGGACGGCGCGGGAAAGAGATCTTACGCGCCAGCTGTCGCGCGTAAGGCGATCTATGTGCGCAAGATGAAGCAAGTTCGCACGTTCAGCGGCGAGATGGCTGTCAGCAATGCTCAAGTCACGTTTCTGACGCCGGCTGTGATCAACGAGTTTGACCGGATCGTGACGCCAGTGGGCGGCACGCTCGACGGCAGCGAAGAAGCACGAGACTCCGCTCAGCCGATTCTTGGGACTGACGGATTCGTTGACGCAAGTAACGGCGTGGTACTGACTGAGATCTATCTAGGCGATCTGCGCGTTTGAGATAGCAATGCCGAGCATCTTCGCAGGCGCGAATAACGCGCTGAGAGATCTCAAGAAGTTGAAGTTGTTCGCGCCTGACGAGTTCGCGCGAGCACTGTACCAGGAAGCCTTGGTTGAACTGAAAGAGATCAAGGCGGTTACCCCGTTCAAGACTGGCGCGCTGCGAGCGAGCATCGCGATTACTGAGCCGCAACGGGAGGGACGCAGAATTTTCGTAGTGGTTTCAGCCAGTATGGATTACGCGTTTTACGTCCATGAAGATCTGGAAGCGTACCATCCGCACGGGCAAGCGAAGTATATCGAGCAGCCGCTTACTGAGAGTGCGCCGCATATGGCAGACCGTATCGCTGCTCGGATCGAATTGAACAAGGCGTTGTGAGATGCCGTCGACATTCTTCCCGGATCTCATCTCGTTCTTAGAGACGTCGCCGCTGGCGCTGCAGTATGGGACGAACTTGTTCAAGGGGCCGAAAGCCGTCATACCGGACGGCAAGGGGCCTTACGTTTCGCTGATTCGCACAGGAGGACTTGGGTCTGAAGACACCCATAACTCCGCAGACGAGCCAGCATACGAGCGTCCGACGGCACAGATTGTCGTCAGGGCGCAGGATTATGATGTAGCTGAATCGATGGCCCAGCGTCTTTACGATCTGCTGTGGCCAGTCGCGAATCAGTTCATCAATGGAACCTGGTGGAGGGAGTTGAACGTGCGTTCAGAGCCTTTCGACCTACCGCCAGATGAAAAGGGCAGACCAAGAATCGCGTTCAACATCGACTGTGTGAAACGTCCTTCACCAGCCTCTAGCTAGGAGAAACGTAAATGGCCGCAACGCTGACATCGAAGATCACTGTTCTTCTCAATTCACTGCTCCAGAACACCGTCGGCGTTGCCGCAGCTGATGGTAAGGTCGACGTGAGCTTCCTCTTTCCGCTGCTGACTGGCACCGGCGCCAACCAGGCGGACAAGCTCTATACGACGCAGATCACGCGGACGCACGGCTCGCCGGCCGGTGACATCGATCTCGCCGGGACAGTGACGGACCCACTCGGGCAGACCATCACGATGGCGCGCATCAAGGCGATCATCATCTCGGCTGCGTCAACGAACGTGAACTCCGTTGTCGTCGGCGGCGGTGACCCCGCATCAGCGATCTCGACGATCTTCTTCGACTACGCAGCGACGGCGCTTGCTCAGCCCGCGATGAAGGTTCGACCGGGCGGGTTGCTCGTGCTCGTGGCTCCCGCTGCAACGGCATACGTCGTCACTGCGACGACGGCCGACAAGCTCCAGATCGCGAACGGCGACGAAGACGCGACGACGAGCGTCACCGCTGACGTCTACATCATCGGAGCGAGCGCGTAGAGGCAGGCGCGTAGTCAGAGATCCTTTCGCAATTTTCTGAGGAGAAACTCATGTCGAACGCAGTCACAGCAACGGGGATCTTGGTCAAGCGGGCGCCTTTCGCTACCCCATTGGCTTTGGTCACCATCGGTGAGATCACCGAAGTCGGCCCCGGCGGCAAGAGCCGGAACAAGATCGAGACGTCAACGCACAACGACGGGTCCGAAAGTCACCTGCTCGGGATCCTGCGTCAGAAGGATCCGACGTTCAAGATCAATTACGTGGCAGGCGATGCGACGCACATTGACCTGAACAACGACATCGACAACAACGTCAAGAACTACTGGCAGATCCTGTTCCCGTCCGGCCGTAGCCGGTACGGCGCAGCGTATCTGCAGATGTTCGATTTCGACGTTGCCCCCGTCGATGCGAAGCAGGGTGCGTCCTGCGCGATCACGTGGGCGTCCATCGTCACGGAGTCGTAAACATCACGTAGCACGCTCGTTCATTCGTTCAGCATAGGAGCTTAGAAAACAATGACCCAGACATTGCTTTCTAGGTCGCAGATTCTTGAAGCTGTCGACCTAGATCATGAAGACGTAGATTGCCCCGAGTGGGGCGGCCCCGTGCGGATTCAGCAGATGAACGCCGAAGAGTCCACCGCCTTTACGAAAGCACTGGCGGAACATCCGGACTGCGGCATGTATCTGATGACGATTCACTCGGCGCGAGACACAGAGGGTAATCTACTCTTCACGATTGAGGACCTTCCTGCGCTCAAGAAAAAGAACATCGACGTCCTGAACCGGCTGCAGCTGGTCGCGCTTCGTCTGAACAAGATGGGCGTTGCGGGAAGAGAGGCCCTAAAAAAGGACTTGAGCGAGGCAGTGACCGCCGCCTCGCCTACGCCCTAGCTCGCAGAATCGGATGGCTGGACGTGGACGCTATGTTGAGGTCCATTCCAGCCTGGAAGTTCGAAGAGTGGAAGGTATTCGAAGAACTCGATCCTGACTTGTCGTATCGTCTGGATTGGGGCCTTGCGCATATCGTCCAGGTCATCATGCGTGATGGCAAGTTGCTGAGGGATTTCATACTGCCCTTTGGTGACGCGCCGGCGTCAGTGCCTCTCAAGCAGAGCCTGAAAACGCAAGAGATGGCGATTGACGCGTGGATCAGTGGTAGTAACGCGCGAGCGCGGGAACGCATGGCACGTGGGCTGAACGTCGATCCGAAGCTGTAACAATGGCTGACATCGCACCGATCAAAGGACTCATCGAGCTTCAAGACGACTTCACGAGTCGTCTTGGGCTCGCTGAGGCGGCGCTTGCTCAGTTCTCCAAAAAGAACCAAGAGAGTCTGACTGCCGTTGCCGGCGTTGCTGGCATCCTGACCGCTGCGTTAGGCGCAACAGCTTACGCAGTCATCGAACTTGGCAAGCGTGGGTCTGATGTCAACGACCTGCGTAGCACAATCGAAGAGTTCGCGGGCGGTGTTGACCAAGCGAACAACATCATGGCGTCCTTGCAGAAAGGGACGCTTGGCACAGTTACTAACTTCAATCTCGCTGAGAACGCCGCTCACCTGCTGAGTGCTGGCGTCAAGCTGACAGCTGATCAATTCGGGCTTCTCGGTGAAGCCGCTGTTGTGCTGAACAACCGCGGTCTTGGTAGCACCAAAGAGAACCTGGATCTTGTCTCTGACGCGTTGGTTACAGGGCGCACACGTGCCCTGGCCATGAAGCTCGGCGTCATCGAAAACGCTGACGCTGAAGAGCAGTTCGCGAAGAAGCTCGGTATCAGCGCCGATCAGCTGAGCGAGTCAGGTAAGGCAGAGGCGCACCGCATCGAAGTCATGCGGCTGCTGAAGACTGCTGTCACAGACGCAGGCGAAGCGGAGAAGTCTTTCGGCAACTACGTCGAAGCCGCTGGCGTCAAGATATCGAATTGGGTTGACGATCTTGGTAGTTCAATCGCGTCGTCAAAAGTCTTAGAAGAAGGGTTCAAAGGCGTCGAGGCCGCCGTATCAAACGCGTTCGGTGAGAAGCAGCAAGACTCGATCAACGCTGTCACCAAAGCTGTTGAGCAAGGTGCGATTACCGCTATCGGATTCGTTCAGGCTGTTGTGCCTGCGCTCAAGCTCGTCGAAAGCACGTGGTATGTCATCAAGACTGCTGTGCTTGGCGTCGAGGGTGCGATTGTCAAAGTTCTTGAAGAAGTCGTTACCGCAATCGGGTCTGTCGCTGACGCAGCTGCGAAGCTCAAAATCATATCGCCGGAGACTGCGCAAGGTGTTGAGGACCTGCGAATCAACATCGAAGGAATGCGCAAGTCGTTCGAGGATCAGACTGCTGAGGCTGCGCGAAGCGTCGTCGAGCACACTGAACTTGACGGCGTTCTTGACTCGCTGAGCGCGACGTTAGGCAAAATCAAAGCTGGCATGATCGGCGCGCAGACTGCGACTGACGATCATGTCAAAGTCAGCGCCGATCTTGCGAAGACGGAAAAGGATCTGGCCGCCGCTCAAGATCTGCTGAACAAGAAGTTCATCGACGGCGCAGCTGTCACGAAAGCTCTTGAGAAGAGCACGAAAGAGCTTAACGATATCCAGGCTGAGTATCACGCGATGGTCGTCCGGAACTCGGGCACGTCGCGCGATGCGCAGATCGCTGACATCAATGCGACATTCCAGAAGCAGGTCGACGCGCTTGACAAGCTCGACCCACTTTACAAGCAGAAATACGACACGTACCAGAAGATCGCGCATGAGAGTCTAGGCGCTGTCGAGATCGATTGGGATAGCGTCAAAGACAAGTCCACGACCGGTCTGCAGGAAATGGCCGATAAGGCATTGGCGACGTATAACGCCATGCTGACAAGTAGCTTGGGATTTAGCCGTGGCGCGCTCGACGAGCAATACAAGAAGTACCAGGATCTTCAAGACCAGGTTCGCAACTACGGTAAGAGCGTCACAGATACCGTGACGGACGCTGCGAACTCGATTCAGCTGCTCGATCACGCGTGGGTTACTGACGCCGATATCGCCGCTGAGACTTTGAACAAAACGACCGTCATGGTCAAGACGCTATCAGGCGAAGTCATCTCGCTTGCTGAGGCGCAGAAACGACAACAGCAGGGATTCTCCTACACGGTCGGCGCTGTCGACCAGTATGAGATCGACAAGACACCTGGAGGCGCTGACGCACTGCTTGAGGAGCTTAGAACGCTTGGCGGCACGCTTGAAGAGAAGAAAAAGACGATCCGTGATGCGAAGGATCAGAACGATTACTTCGCCGCGTTAGCACGGTACAACTCGCTTCGCGACTCTTACAATCTGCTGATCTCTCAGTCGAAGAAATACCCGAAAGGGTTTGCTGAGGGCGGCACTGTCATGGTTGGCGAGCAGGGTCCGGAGATCGTCAGAGTGCCGATCGGCTCGACAGTCTACCCGACAGGCATGATGCCGATCACGCGCGGTGCGGCGGGCGGGACCGTAGAGGTTCACAACACCTGGCACGTTAACGGCACAGGTGCTCAAGTCGCTCAGCAGGTGAGCGAAATCATCATGAGACAGTTGAAGCAGGCTCGTCAGTTCGGCGCGGCCTAAGGAGTCAGTCATGAGTCTTCAGACTTGGCAGGAAACACTCATCACCGCGCAGGTCGACGGCGGAGCGATCACAGCTGCGTCAGCGACGTCGATGCTGCCGGCAGCTGCGAAATACACGCTGCCTGCGAACTACTTTCAGGTAGGCAGAAAGCTGCAAATCAAGGCCGCGGGACGAATCTCGTCTGTCATCACGACGCCAGGTACTGCGCGCTTTGACGTGCGCTTCGGTGCGACCGTCGTATTTGACGGGCTTGCCGTTCTGCTCGATTCTGTCGCCGCTCACACGAACGTCGGCTGGATACTCGATATCGAATTGACATGTCGAGCAATCGGCTCGTCAGCGAACCTGATGGGTGCCGGCTTGTGGCACTGTGAGGACATCCTCGGCGTTCCGGCGTCCGCCCCGAAGGGCGTTCTTGCTGCGTTGCTCCCGTGGAACAGCGCGCCAGCTGTCGGCAACAACTTCGATTCGACGGCGACACAGCAAGTCGACT